AAAGCCCTCTATCAGCACGATATAGAGATAGGTAAGGGTGCTAGTCAATGGGTAATTAATGCTCGCGCCATGGTCAGGCCAACAATAACCTATGGATTGTTTTTCTTGTTGGTGGCTATTGATATTGCTGGCGTTTGGTATGCATGGACACAGAATGTCCCATTTAAAACAATGATTGATGAAGTATGGGATTCAGATACTCAATTGATCTGGGCTAGTGTTATTGCTTTTTGGTTTGGTACTCAGGCATTTAGCAAAAAATGAAAGTATCAGACAAAGGCAGAATTACCATCATGCACCATGAGGGGGTAAGGAAAAAGCCTTACCTAGATTCTGCACTTCTTTGGACTACTGGAGTAGGCCATTTAATAGCCCCTAAAGAGCACCTTAAAATGACTATGGACGAGCGCAAAGTCGCTAAAGCCAGTGGTTTATTAAATTGCCCTGAAGAATGGAATAGGAAGCTTTCTGACGATGAGGTGGATAGCATATTGCAGGCTGATTTGCAGCGTTTTGAGCGAGGTGTTTTACGTTATTGCCCTTCTGGCATTACTCAAGGGCGGTTTGACGCTCTTGTCTCTTTTGCATTTAACGTGGGTTTAGGGACATTACAGAGGTCAACTTTACGTCAAAAACATAATCGTGGTGATTATGAGGGTGCGGCAAACGAATTTTTGAAGTATTCCAAGGCTGGCGGCAAAGAGCTTAAAGGTTTAATGAACCGACGCAAAGATGAACGCGCTCTTTATCTACTTTGATATTCACAAAAATGTAATAGGAGCATAAAATGAAGGCTGTTTGGAATAAACCACGCCCAAAGGATTTAGGCAAACCTGAGAAACTCAGTCCGAACCAAAAGAAAGCTGCGAAAAGCTTTGCCAAACGGACAGGAACCGCATACCCATCGTTAGTGGCTAATATGCACGGCGCTAAAGCAAAGAAAGGTAACTGGTAATGGCAGCTGTAATGACATATACGTCTTTGGTAGCCGACATCGCCAGTTACTTGGAGCGCTCAGACGCCCAAACTCTCGCCAAAATACCAAGTTTTATTATGTTGGCTGAGCAGGTCATTGCCAGTGAGATTAAATTCCTTGGAAACTTGACTGTAAACAACAGTACGATGGTTATAGGCCAAGCCATTGTTCCAAAACCAGCTCGTTGGCATAAAACTGTTTCTATGAATGTTACGGTTTCTGGTCAAAAACAGCCTGTTTTACTTCGTAAGTATGAATATCTGCGTGAATATTGGCCTGATGCTACGGCTACAGGCACTCCTGCTTACTATGCAGACTACGACTATACGCACTGGTTAGTAGCTCCTACGCCTGCGGCTGCTTACACATTTGAAATCTTGTATTACGAGCGTGTACAGCCTTTAGATGAGTCAAATCAAAGCAATTGGTTTACTGAGTATGCCCCACAGGCAATGTTGTATGGTTCTTTATTGCAGGCTATGCCGTACTTAAAGAACGATGATCGTATGCCTATGTGGCAGTCGCAATACGACAAGATTATTAGTACCCTAAAGACTGAAGATGTTCAGCGTATGGGTGACCGCCAAGCAGTTGCATTGGATAGCTAATCATGACTACATACACTTCGCCCTTTACAGGGGACGTCATTCAGCCCACAGACGTTAGTTACAGGGCTTTTTCTTTATCTGCAAACACAACTCTGTCGTGGCCTATCAATGGTAATGCGACAGGAGACTATGCTGCGCGGATTATGGAAGTCACTCCAACGACTTCTGGTTTATCTCTTTTAATGCCGCCAGCAAATCAAGTATCTGTTGGTACAGACTCTTTAATTCGTAACAAAGGTTCTGTTGCTTTTACTGTTAAAGCTAATGATGGCTCAACCATTATCTCTGTTCCTAATGGAGAGGCTAGATACGTTTATGTAACTAATAACTCTACAGTAGCTGGCACATGGGGAATTATTAACTTTGGTTATGGTACGTCTGCTGCAGATGCTGCGACCCTAGCTGGTTACGGTATGTTAGCGATTACTTCAACGCTAAACCAAAGTCATCCAACATCGTCAATTGTTAATGGATATACCTTTGTCACTGGTGATCGGGCTCAAACAAAGATTTGGTCTGGTGGTAGTGGCACAGTTAATCTTCCCTCTGCTGTAAGTTTGGCTGATAACTGGTTTTTCTTATTGAAAAACAATGGCACTGGAAGCATAACTGTAGCCTGTAATGGTTCAGAAAAGATTGACCTTAGTACAACAAAGATTTTTGCTCCCAATGAGTCAGCTTTTATAGTTTGTACTGGCTCACAATTTGTGACTGTTGGTTATGGCCAAAGCTCAACCTTTGTGTTTAATGCTTTGGTTAAGCCTGTTACTACAGGAAGTGTTTACATCACGCCTAGTGAGGCTGCAAACACTATTCAAGAGTATGTAGGTAGTCTGTCAGGTAATGTCATTTCCTATTATCCACCTGCAGTTAACTTGTATGTTGTTAGTAACCAAACAACAGACAATGGTTATTCATTGACATTATCTACGGGGGTTAGTGGTGGTGCGAATGCAATCATTCCTCCCGGCCAGCAGGCAACTTTAATCTGTGATGGCACTAACTTTTTAAATGCTAATACTGTTCAAGCTGGTGCAACTAGTTTAAGTCTAGTTAATGGTTCTGTTGGTACGCCTGCGTTGAACTTTGCTGCTGAGACAAGTTCTGGTCTTTATAGGCCCGGTGCTGGTCAGGTAGCTATTTCAATACTTGGCACACAGGTATTTGATGTTATCTCTACGGGAGTTAACATTACTGGTTCTGGAAACTTCACGACAGGTATCTCTGGAGGGATATTCTCGTGACAGCAAAAGTATTTGCCATTGATACTCAGCCCGGCATTCAACGGGATGGTACGGTCTTTGACAAGCAGTTTTATAACGATGGACGATGGGTCAGGTTTCAGCGTGGCCGTCCTCGTAAAGTGCTTGGGTATCGGCAAATAACAGCTCAAATTGCAGGCCCTTCAAGGGGCCTGTATGTTAATCCTCAGCCCAACTTCAATTACGTCTACAACGGTTATTCTGGTGGCTTGCAGGTCATTCCTATTACGAATAATGGAATTGGTGCTGGTGTATCTGATTTTACTTTGTCAAACTTTACGGCTGATGATGCTAATTTATGGCAGTTTGACTCATTTTTTGACACAACAGGCGCAGGTGTTGAGAGTTTAGTGGCTCATCCGGGTAAAAACCTGTCTGATATTGCGAATACTGCAAATACTCCTGTTTTGATGGGTAACATTACTGGCACCACCATGACAGCTATGATGGATGGGGCTACACCCATTTCTGTATCTGGTGGCGTAGTTGTTCTTCATCCGTATGTTTTTGTCTTTGGCAATAACGGCTTAATCAAGAATTGTTCTGCGGGTGATCCTACAGATTGGACTGGCCCAACAGCTAACGAGACAAACGTCGCTAGCTCAAAGATTGTGCAAGGTCTACCAGTCCGTGGTGGCTCTAACTCGCCTTCTGGATTGTTTTGGTCGCTAGATTCATTGATCCGCGTATCTTATGCGCCGACCACAGTAACTAGTGGAGCTACTACAACGACTCTGTACTGGCGGTACGATATTATTTCTAGCCAGTCTTCAATATTATCTAGCCAGTCAGTAATTGAATACGACGGTATTTATTACTGGTGTGGAGTTGACCGCTTCCTGATGTATAACGGTGTGGTCAAAGAGATCCCAAACAATATGAACCAGAACTGGTTCTTTGACAATCTGAACTATGCTCAGCGTCAGAAGGTCTATGTCACTAAAGTTCCTCGCTATGGTGAGATTTGGTGGTTCTATCCTCGCGGAGACTCTACAGAGTGCAATGACGCGATTATCTATAACGTCCGTGAACAGACTTGGTATGACGCTGGATCAGCTCTAGGGGCTCGTAGATCAGCTGGCTACTTCTCTCAAGTGTTCCATTACCCTATTAACGTAGGCTGGGAGATTATGGCTACAGGTGGAGTTAACGCCAATACCATTACAAACCAAGGCTCTGGTTATACCAACGGAACGTATACAAATAAACTCCTCACAGGAGGCTCAGGAACGGGCGCTACGGCCACGATTGTTGTTAGTGGGGGTAAGGTAACCACAGTAACAATAACGTCTCATGGGACTGGATATAAGACTACAGACATCCTTAGTGCAAGCCTGCCTGTTGGCTCTGGATTTCAATTATCTGTCACTAGCCTAATGAGTTTCGTATCTTTGTGGCAACATGAAATTGGCACTGACGAGATTATGAATGCTGAGGTTAATGCGATTGAAAGTTACTTTGAGACTAGTGATTTAGGATTAGTTTCTGGTGGCCCATCTCAGCCAAGCCCAGTTGGCGAAAACCGTTGGTTACATATAGAACGTGTTGAACCTGACTTTGTTCAGTCTGGTGATATGGAGATGTACATTACTGGACGCCCTTTTGCTCAAGAGTCTGATGCAACGACAGGGCCATATGTATTTTCCCCAAACACTGGAAAGATTGATGTTCGTGAGCAACGTCGTGAACTAAGATTGAAGTTTGTATCAAATACTTTTGGCGGTAATTATCAGTTAGGTCGTCTCTTGTTGAACGCAAATGTTGGCGACGTCAGGGGCTATTCAAATGGCTAATGTATCGCTTATCTATGATCCTCGTGGCCATACGTTTGACAGCTGGGCTTCACTAATGTGTGAGCTCTATGCTGCTAACCAATTAGAGATTCCTGACCCTAAGACAGATTGGAAAACTTGGGGTGAGAGTCTTAAAGCTATTGACGTATTTACGAATGAAGCGATTCCCGGAACTATCCCATTTAATAATTGGATGGATTGGGCTCAGGCTGTTGTTGGTGCTGTTCAGCCTAAGGATTAATTATGGCGAGCATACAAGAACTACAAAGTTTAAAAAATGGATATGAAAGTGATTTAGGTGAACTAAATCCGGGGACAGATCGCGCTGAAATGGAACGTCTGCGCGGGATAATTGACGACCTAAGCAATCAAATTAACGATGCGTATGCTAGTCAAGGTCAAGAGGCTCCAAAGCCCTACCAAGACCCAGAAACTGCTAATGAACCACCCCCTGCTCCAGCGCAAAAGATAGACATACCTCAAGCATTGGCTGGCACATCGCTGACTAACTATGGTGAATACGACAAGGGGATATTAGATCGAATTGGGTTTTTGCAGGAACAATTAAGAGATTTAAATCCCAATGAAAAGTCAACAATTAGTGACTTACAGAATCAGATTGCTGCGCTAAACAACCAGTTATCTTATTCTGATTCTTTTGCTTTGCCTAAAAACTTTGCACTTCAAAATGCAAATGCAGCTATTTTTAATAAAATTGATCCCAACACGGGACTGCCAATATTAAAGCAGTCAGTCATTGATGATCAGATAAAAAAATCAGGAAGCTATCTGACATCAAATAACTCAGACATCCGTGACAAAATCACAGGTGCGGGTTGGAATTCAAAGTCTGATGCTGTTCAGGTTTTAAATGGAGCGGCTATATTTGGATTGCTTCCACCATCAGGTGGTCAAGCCTATAGAAAAGTAGGCGGTGGCTCAGCCTCTAATGATGACTTTATTAAAGTTGCTACCAATGTAGGTATAGATCCTGCAGCTTACTATTCAAATAAAAATGTCTTAGATCAAAAAGCCCTTTATAACGCAATTAATGATAAGACTAAAGATTTATATTTTGTAGCCAATGTTATTGGTGGCCCGGGGACAAGAAACACAGAACAACCTCATGCTGCCATTATGTTTCACTCTGATGGGAGTGGAAATTTAGTTCCTATAGTTGATGATGCGGGTAAGCCAGCAGTAAACTATTTTGATGCCACACGCCTATCCATTGTTGACCAAGGGATGTGGGCACCTTTCCTGTCTGTATTGGGGGCAATATTTGCGCCTTCTTTAACAGGAATGTTGAGTGAAGCTCTGTCAGGAATGCAAGTTTCTGCAGCAGTTGCTCCTACAGCGTTTACAACAGGATTGCCTGCAGTAACTCTAGGTCAAACGCTTGGCATGACGGCAATTAACGCCATCTCTAATGCTGCTGTCAATGCTGGTATGTCGTTTATTACTGGCCAAGACCCATTAAAGGGAATGTTGTCTGGTGCGGCTGGTGCTGTGGTTTCTACTAATGCATCAGAAATAATTAAAGGTTTGGGCATTAGCTCAGACACAATTAACAAGCTTGCTGATGTTGCAAATTTATCTACGTCACAAGTAGAGAAAATCATTTCTAGTGGTGTACAGACTGGTCTTGTTTCAGCTGTTACTGGTAGCCCTAACATTTTACAGAATGTTATTTCTAATGTTTCTGGTCAGTTTGTTGGTGCAGAGGCACAGAATCTTGCTGCTGATGCATTAAGGAACGCAGACCCTAAAGTTTTAGTTTCTGCTGCCAATGCTGCTGGCAATGTGGCTAACATCGCTACGCAAACAGCAATTAAAGGCGGTGATATAAATGCTGCTATTCAAAATGCAGCGCCTTCTATTATTGCTGGTGCAGCTCAAGCTGCAAGTAAAGCTCCAAGTACATCTGATGTAACTAAACCTGATGTAACTTCTGGCCTTACTTCAGAGCAACTTTTACAATCTGGAGTTGGCGCAGACCCAGAACAAGTTTCTGGATTAAAACCTAGAACTGGAGAAACAGCTGGAACAATTTCATCTGAAAAATTACCAGATGGAACCACTGTTTATAATCGTGTAATAAGTGGCAAAACTTCTGATGGAACACCATATTCTTATACGGCCTATTGGGATCCAGCAGATCCAAGCAAGCCATACACGTATCAATTGTCAAGTGGTGTATCTAATGTTCCTAAAGAACTTGAGCAGGGTGTTGTTGTTCAGGCAAGTACGACAAGGCCAGTATTTGATACTGAGGCTGCTGGCATTCAAGTTACTAAACCAACAGATACAACAGGGATTGGTCAACAAGACCAGATTCCTATTTTTCAACTTACTCCAGAATTAAAAGTCTCGGCCCTTCAAAAACAAGCAGAATTAGCAAAATCAACAGTATTGAATGCGGCAAATAGTTATATTTTAAATCCAACGGTTGCTAATAAAGCCATAGTAGATAAAGCTGTATTAGATGCTGAACTTTTACAAAAAACGGCTGATTCCGCTAATGCTGATTTAACTAAATCTCAATCCACAGAACAACAATTATTTCAACCTAGTTCTCAAGCTAATCAAGCTACTTCTACAACCACGGGGGCTGGCACCTCTAATGTTCCCGGAAGTAGTACAACTACCACTTCTGGCCTTGGCAGCATAGGAGGAGCTGGAACTTCAACTACAGGGACTGGGAAAGCCGGTGCTGGAACAGGAGTTGGTTCTGGGACAGGAACAGGTGCAGGAACAGGTACAGGGGCTGGTACTGGAGCAGATATATTAGGAGCTTTAGGGGCACTTGCCAGTGGCCTTGGAGGTGTTAAAGTACCAACAGTGGCAAGTGGACTAAATCAAGTCCCTGCAGGTTACACGGCAGTAACAACGCCTTTAGCAAAACGTCCGATTGGGGACTTACATCCAATTTCAAATATTATGTTGACACCAGAAGAGCAGGCTTCACGCGCATCTCTTGAGAGAAGTCTTCCAATGCGGCGTGGTGGTTTAGCTTCTATAAGGTAAAAGGAAAAGTCATGGCAGATTTACTCAGCACATTATCTGGTTTAATGGGCACAAATACAGCCAAAGGAGCTGCTTTAGGCGCTCTGATGAGCAAACTATTAAGCTCTATTGAACCGCCCGGCGGTGTTAATGTTGGCGTAGATATGTCTAAAGCTGGGAATATTCCCGGCAGACAGACGAATATTCCTGTGCCGCGGTATGTCCCCTACGCTGAATATGGCGCTAGAGATACGCAGCCAAACATTACGCCAGAATTAGCGAGGGCTTTAGGTATTCCTATGGGTATGGGAGCTCAGGCCCCTCTATCTCAGTACACTGCACGCCCACGGATGACTACAGAAGCTCAGCCATCAACCATAAGCTCTGCTGGTACAGGCCGTAATGTGCAGTTAAACCCAACAATTACGCCTCGTGGGACAAACACTATTGATCCATTAACTGGCGCTCTTTTAGGTGGTGCTCTTGGCTATTTAATGCCTGAAAGCCCAACATATACATCTGGAGCTGGAGCAGTTGGACAAAATGCTTTATCAAATCTTGGTTCAAGCATTAGTGGTGTTTTAGGTGCTATTCCGGGATTTAAAAATTTTTCTGATTATCTAAATTCAAACAATTACAACTATCTAGGTAATTACAATTCTACTTATAATCAACCTGCTGATCCTAATACAGGTATTTATAATTTTCCTGTTTACAAAGATGGCGGTATGGCAACGCCTTTGATGGCGGATGGCGGTGAAGTTCAATCCCCTAGTTACTATACTTTCGGTCAGGTAATTAACCCACAGGACGTCTTAAATCAGATGGCACAAGGTGGTCAGCCTAGACATGGTGGCTTGCATGTTCCTACTGTAGAAGGTCGTCACGACTACCGTGCTGGTGCTCGTGTTACTGGCCCCGGTGATGGCCAATCTGACGATATTCCTGCAATGCTTGCAGATGGTGAGTATGTATTCGATGCTGATACTGTAGCTCAACTAGGTAATGGTTCAACTAAAGCGGGGTCAGACCTGCTAGATAAGTTCCGTGAAGAAATCCGTTCGCATAAGCGTTCGGCACCTGTAAACAAGATACCTCCACCAGCCAAGTCTCCTTTGGCATATATGGCGGCTGCACAAAAGAAAGTTAGGGGCTAAAAATGGCTGATATTTTTCAAGGTGATGTACTACCAGCAATCACCACTACTACCCAAGCTCAGACCACAGCGCCTGAGTTTTATACCAATTACCTTCAGGACATTGCTAACTTAGGTCAAGCAGGCGTTCAGATGGGTGGCGTAGCTGGTATGTCACCCCTACAGCAGCAGGCTATGTCTATGGCTCCTTCTGCAGCCTTTGCTGGCCTTGGAACGATGGGTACAGGTGCTGACTTAGCCGCGGCTTCTGGCACTACTGCAGCCCCTCAGATAGTTGGTGGCTACATGAACCCGTACACCCAGAATGTAGTAGACGAGATGGCGCGTCTACAGGGTCGTCAGATTAAAGAAAACCTATTGCCTGCAATGCAAGGTGCTGCAGGTTCTATGGGTAGCTTTGGCTCTCAGCGTCAGTTCCAGTCTACTGGGAACATGCTGCGTGACATGCAGGCTAACTTGATGGGTCAGCAGTATGGTGCTCTGTCTTCTGGCTACCAGAATGCTATGACAGCTGCTCAAGCTGATTTACAGCGTCAATTACAGTCTGGTCAGACTTTAGGTGGTTTAGGTGCTCAGCAACAGCAAGCAGCTACTACAGGCTTAGGTACACTATCAGGTTTAGGCGCTCAAGAGCAGGCATTAGCTCAAAAGCAGATTGATTATCCAATGACTGCAGCCCAGAACTATGCCAAGCTTCTGCAGGGCTATCAGATTCCAACTGGTGAGACTAAGCAGGTTACTGGCTCACAAGGTTATACAACTAGCCCATTGGCTCAGATTACTGGTTTGTTGGCTGCGTTGGGTTCATTTGCAAGCCCGGGGACTACAACTAGCATAAGTACAAATCCTTTGTCTGGATCAGTTAGTGGTGGCGGCTCTAGTGTAATAAAAGGAGCTGATGGTGGCTTAATTCAAAATAGCCCTACTGATCAAAATGTCCCACCGGGTGCTATGTACCACGATGGTCAAGGCAATTTCTATGATGCACAAGGCAACTTAGTGAGGTAATTATGGCGGATGTAACTGGCCCACTTCAGGCTGCAGCTAAAGGTGCAGACGTACCTCAAGAAGCGCCTCAAAAAACACAATCAGAGGATGCTATTTCTAACATCTTAAAGATGTCGAAAGAGCAGTCTCTTATCGCACAAAGAGCATTAGACAATCGTAGGAATGAACTTCTTCAATTAACTCAACAAAGATTGTTTGACCCACGGTTGATGAGGTTTGCTGGCGCAATGCTCTCACCTACAAAGACAGGATCTTTTGGTGAGTCTTTAGGCTATGGCACAACTGCTCTTGCTGAAGAACAAGAAAAGGAAATGGCACGTCAGCAGGCTTTAGGTAAGCTGCAATATGAAATTGAACTTGAGTCTGCAAAGCAAAGAAAGGCTGCAGCTATTCCTCAGTTGCTAATGCAGATGCAACAAGAACGTAGTCAGCCTGTCATGCCTAAAGCTCCTACGGCTCAGCCTGTAGCTCAGCCCACAGCTCAAGCCGCTGCACAACCTACAGCTCAACCTACAAGGGCTCGTGGCACTGGCGGCTTATTGCCTAATGTAACTGATGAGCAGTTGACCATCATGTCAATGGATCCAGATCTAAAGCCATTGGCTGATGCTGAATTTAAGTTAAGAGAAGAGCGTCGTAAAGGTCGTGAAGAATTTGTTATCGCTGGTGAGAAGCGTTTCTTGTACCCAGAAGAAGTTCAGGAGATGCAAGACTTAGCTGGCAGTGGAAACATTGAAGGTTTGAAAGCTTTCTATCGTCGTATTAATGTTCCATTCAACTTTATTGAAGATAAGAATGCCCCCGGTGGTATGCGTTTAGCTACAGCTGCAGAGCTTGAGGCATTGAAATCTAAAGGTGTTGAAGCTGAAAAAGCTAAGTACGGTGAACAGAAAGAGTACACAGTTACTTATGCTGGTGTCTCACGTAAGTTCCCATTTACCCCTGCTCAGTATCTTGAGTATATGGATGCTGACAGTAAAGGTCAGGGGGATGCTTACATTAATAAGCTATTTAAGATTAAAGGCGCAGCGACTACAACTGCTGGTGGCACTACTGCTGAAGGTCAAATACCTAAATCTAAAGCCGAAGAAGCGATTGAGCAGGCACAAGAGACAGAGCGTGGTAAGAAGCGTGTTGAAGCTTCTGAGGCTACTCGTGAAGGTTTATTTAGTAGTGCTAGAGTTGCAAGAGGCACTATTGCAAATGCTGACCAAATTATTTCTCTTGCTTCAAACCCAAAAACTAACCAAGTATTTGGCGTATTTAAGAAGGGTGATATTTACAGTGCGCTTGGTACATTAGTTACTGAAGGTGCTAAAGCAGGCAACTATTCGATTAGCATTCCAGCTGTTGAAACTGCATTTAGAGAGGCTGGTGCTACTGAGCAAGAGATTAAAGCATCTGCTGTTGCTGCCCAAGCTTTTGCTCAAAATGAATTGAATTTCCGTAGAATATTTTTATCTGGTCAAGGTTCTGTATCAAACATGGAGGGTGCAGTTATTCCTCGCATGAGTGGAAGTTTGTCTGATTCTCCGGGTGCGGCTATAGCTAAGTCTGAAGTTATTAAAGCTCGTGCAGAGTTAGATGCAGCTGCAGCTCGTGCATTGCGTGAGTGGGAACGTCGTCCTGAGAATGCTAAGAAAAACTTCTCAGACTTTGAAGATTCTAAAGATTACAACCGTTTGTTGGATGGTTATGACGCTAAGCTCAAGAAAATTATGGCAGTCCACTTCCCCGGTGAAAAGGTTGATGCTAAGCCTAATCGCCCTGTTGGTGCTGCTGCCTCTAGCAAGCCTTCTGCACCTAGCGATGCATCTTTGCAACAGAATCAGCCACCCGGCGTAGATCGTAAAAACAAATGGCTTAGATAAGGATTGGTCATGGCAGATCCAGTAGAAATACTAAACAGCCCTGAGTATCAAGACGCCAATCTTGAGACTAAGAGGGCTATTTTTGTTAAGCATATAGCCAAGAGTCCTGACTTTGCCAATGCTAATGCAGAAACTCAACACGCCATTATTGAGCGGTTTGGTTTGGCTGAGCCAGAGCCAAAAGCAGAAGCTGGTGAGCCAGATTTTTCTGACATTGCTCCTGCGCCTCCAACACCTGCAGCTTCGCAAACAAAACCTACGACTGAATCTACAACTCTTAGAGAATTAAAAAGTTTATCGCCTGTTCAACAAGCGGGTCTTATTGGTGGAGCTACAGTTGGTGCTGAGGCAGGCCGCAGAGAAGTCAAAGCTGCTAAAGCTGCTCCTGCGGTTGTAGAGTCTGGCTCACCCGGTCAGAAATGGATGTCAAAAACAGGTTACGGCAAGGGTGAGGGCTATACAGTTCAAGAGGTTGCTGAGGCGTATGAACGTGCTAAGAATAAGGGTAAGATCAGCAGCAAGATTTCCCCCGGAAGAGCATTAGATATTGAAGGCTGGGCACAACAGAAGAAGCTAGCAGAAGAGTTGGCTTCTAAAGCTAAGATGGCTGAAGGTGCTCAGACTGCCACAAGGCTTTTAGGTAAGATACCCTTGGGTAGTACGTTAATGGGTGCTGGGGCTGGTTTAGAGGGCGCACAAGCCTATGAAGCTTATAAGCAGGGTGATTACCCCTTAGCTGCTATTCATGGCATTGGAGCGCTTGGATCTGCTGCTTCCTTAATACCTACGCCTATGACTAGATTGGGTGGTGGAGCGTTGTCTTTGTTATCTGTTCCTGCTGCAGAGCTGTATCACCGATTTAAGAAATAACGGTGCCACTGGACTCCTCGGGCGTGCTTGACGCCCCCAGTGGATTTCCCCCGGTTGATGCCGGGGGTTTTTTTTCATCCTCTGCGATCACGTATTACACGAGCAATCTCAGGGTTTAGGGCGTCTACAATCTTTAAGCACTCAGCACGCTCATCATCTGCAATAGACTTACCTACTACAGCAATTAGCTTTTCTGAGAACTCCATTAGGTCTGCATCACTTACATAAATACCGGCAGGGTTTTTATTGTCACAATAGAAAAAGACTTGTTTGATAGTCTCTTCAGTGATGTAAGTTTTTGCATCTTCAAGTAATTTATTCATTGTTTTCCCTCACTTTCATCATTGCGTCTGCCCATGCGTAGGCATTAGCAGGCCACCGTTGCATATCACCTGTATTTCTTTGAATCATGGCTTGTAATGCTTGAGCTGCAAAGTAATCACGCAAGTCCATGCCTTCACTTCTGTTGTTTGGGAATGCTTTCATGTTTTATCTGTCCTTTCTCTTTGTTTTAATATTCTTATATATTCTTCCTCAAGAATTCCTATAGCATCTTTTAATACATCTGCCTTTACAATCCATCCAGAGTTATTAAATTCATCCATATAAACCACTCTTGTTTTGTCTATTTTTGGGTTCCAATAAAAACTAAATGTTTTCATAAGTCCTCATTCGTGGTTGTTTTTAAGTTGCCAATAGTTGAGTAAATTCTGGAACATTTTCCAGCCCTTTTTAATGTCTTCTTCTGCCCATTCATGCACATACGCCAAGTCTGGGTTAGTCCGAGAGACAAACACATTTGCACATTTAGCACTTGGTAAGCCTAGACCTGCTCGGTAGGCTGCAAGCTGAAGCATGTGCTCGTCATACGCCAACGGCTTAGATAAATCTTTAAAGTCTTTGGTCTTGATGTCGATAACAATACCTTCGCCCTCAGTGGTGTACATGTCGCATTTCCCACCAAACCCTAGCTTATGGGCAAAAGACTGCTCACAAACCCATATACGAGCCCCGTAGAGCGTCTGTATGGCGTTTTTACAGCTCTCGACATGGTGCGGGTACTTCGATGATGTTTTGCCCTCATAGAAGCCCTGTATTGCAGCGTGAATCTCTGTTCCCAAATCAGCTGCATCCTTGCCCTGCTGTTTAGAATCTGACAATACTCTCTTTAACCAAGCCTCCTCAGTCTCATCATCACCTCTTGGTAATGTCAAAGCAGCAAGAATTGCCTGTTCTTGCAACCACGCAGTTAGCGCTGGCTTGGCTGCCACGTTCAGAATGGTGGTTACTGAGGGGATAAGGTTTAGTTCTCTAGCATCCCGCAGGGTAGTATTACGCGGTTTGCCTGTGGTTTTGCCCATAACTGTGTACATCGGATCCCCAGTACGGGTATACCAATGACCAGACTCTGCTGCGTGTTCTTTAGCAATCATAAAATCCTCTTAAATTTATCTACTGGGATAAAAACCATTGGCTCTTGGTCTTGATCATCGTTTCTGTCTTTTCTTCCACCAAAACCATAAATCACTGGTGAATCACCTGCAGCGTGACAAAAAACCCCATCATCCCATTTAATGATTACAACAAAGTCAACATTCATTTCTTTTGACATTTGCTTACCATTCATCCATTTATGTAAAGACAACATAAGAGTTGGATACTGGTCTTTTACATTAAACCTGCGTTTAATTTCTGCCACGTATTTAGGTTTATTTTCTTGCATAACAAGCCAATCTACGTGGTAAGCAATTTTCAATTTATGAAATACATATCCAGTTTTTTTAGATAATGCTTCAGCTACTTCATTTTCCGTAGCTAAATCTTTGCTGCTTTCATAAAATGGGCGCATGGTTATTTACCTCGACGTTCTTGAATCTTGCGTTCAATCTCGTCATACGCCTCATCAGATCTAACCCTAGAGTTAGCAGCATCATCCTGACGTATCTGATCAACCACTATCCTATTCATGTCACCTAATGGATACTTCAGAAGAACATAGGCAACATACTTATCACCATCCTGATATACCTGAGTCTTTTCTTCTTGAACTCCATTTAGTCTCATCTTTAAAGCTTCTTGAACAGTAGTAACAGAGACATTGTTAGATACTTGAGCACCATTTATAGGCCCATTTTCATCCATAAACATTTTCATAATGGAATTAACTTCGCCTTGAATAGTTATGGCCAGCTGAGCTCTAGCAAGCATAGTGGCTTTATTGACTGCCATTTGTAGATCACGAGACTTAGCTGCAGCCTTTTCATACAAAGCATCAGCATCTTTGGGGGGCTTTAAATACCAATCAGGTATTTGATCTATTTGTTTGGCGACTTCTTTTTTTATTTCTTCTTTAGCACTTTGAGCTTCAGTCTTAAATACACTGCAGCCAACTAAAGTAATAAGGCAAATCCACGCTAATAATTTTTTCATGATAATTCTCTCTATTGAAATTTCAGATTTTTGTCTTTAGCCCACACAAGGTAAGGCATTCTGACGACTCTTCTTTCGCTTTTCGGTATCTCTTGTATTCTCTGGTTAAACTCTGCTAAAGAGAATGTCTTCCTAAATGAGATTGGCCGCTTTGTTGCCACTGCAATCATTACTTCACCTGCAATGCCACCATTAACAGTCGCCTTTGGGAAATTAGCCCAAAGAACTAACGGACTTTCAGGTAACTCTACTTTGCTAGTAATAATTTCTTCAGTTTGATACAAGAATTGCACTTGCTCATGTTTCTCAAGATACGGAGAAAAATAAAACAAGTTTATAAACATCGGCTGAGTTGGATTAACTATTACTTTAAATAGCTCACCTTCTCTTAACTGAGTTTTTGATACGCGTATCTCTGGGTCAAAACTAATGTCGTGCTTACCGCTGTCTTTGGTAATAGCAACTTCAACAGCAACTTTGCAAGACCGAATGCCTGATCCTGATACCTCAGTGCTTAACTTCTTTAAACCAGTCACCATACCTTCTGTGTATGACGTAGACGACATAAGCATTTGGCATACTTCGTCGCTTGTTTCATTACATAGCTGGTACTGTGACGTTGATACTGATTCACCTGCTACTTGTCTTACTACGCTAAAGATCGCTTTATTCTCTGCCGCCATACATGCAGCTCGTTCTGACACTTCAGGGCCAAACTGTTCTGTTGCTTCCCCTCTATGCCATTCTGGCTGTGTTGATGTAATTAGGCTAAACAGAAGTGAGAGTATTTGTTTTTCCATTTTCGCTAATGAGTTCTTTAATATCCGCTATAGACATCCCAGTTTTTTCATGAATAACAATCATGATGTCGGCACTTATTCCAATAACGCCATGCCTGATCTTACTTAGCACTGGGGGCTTTATACCCAGAGCAGCACACAGTTGCCTGTCAGAAGCAAGTTCATATTCAGTCTTCAGAAAATCAAACAACGTATGTGCTGGGGCCATTACTATCTCCTAGAAATCAATGTCATCTGGCATGTCACCAAACGGATCATCTGAAGAATCAACTTTTGTTTTGCGACCCTTAGACTGCCATTCAGGACTGTTGCCAATCTTCTCTTTTAACTTAGCGCCAAACGTCTCAAACATTTGCATGTCTGGGTCATCAATGCTAAAGAGCTTTGCATCATTATGAGGATCAGGTAATCCTGCCTTTTTGATATTGGCAGGCACTGGGTTGATGTTAGAAATATTTGTGTATTCCTTGTTGTCATGCCCAATAGACTTCGTTACTGAGATCATTGCCCATACACCTAAAAGCTTCTTTAACTCAAAGCCTTTGCGCTCATCAGCTGTAAAAGCTGCACCTCTCCATGATTCAAGATCAAGAGATAAGTTAGCCTTTTCATTAAGAGATAAGGTGTAATTCTTAGAGATGGATAGAGGCTCACCCTTATCAGTCAACAATGGGTTGCCATCGTCATCAATAGAGTGAACTTCAAATTGAATCATGATCTTGCGCTGGTGCTTCTCTTGGCCCATGTACGTAGACTTCTGAGTACCTAGGTCAATAACTCGATAGCACCGAGCTAAATGTAAGCCGGGAGGTACTGGAGTGAATGAACCGCCGCTAGATTCTGCTTTCGCTATAAGACTCATTTATTTTCCTTTGTAGGGCTTTCAGACCACATTCGTAATAGATGACGGCCCAATCGTCATCCGTGGCACAATGATTCACTGCACGCCGTAGCGCCTCTTCTAGTTGCTGCTGTCGCTCTAAATTCGCTTGATGGTATTCGCTGTCCATTATTCTCCCTTCGGTTTTTTCGCTTTCTTAGGTTTAGTTTCATCTTCTTCTACTTCTGGCACGTTCACTATTTCAACCGTGCTTACTTCTACAACAGTGATAGATTTTTGACCGCAAGCATTAGGCCATTTGCACTGGTCTATGCAGGCGTTGGCTGGGCTGTGTTTTGCTGCTAAACAATTTTCAATAGTCATGATGTCCTCAGTTTTTAGTAAATAACATAAGTGCAATAAGAAACCCACAAACACTTAGCATGATGCCAATGCTTTTAAGCCTCTCACGGCGAATGTAACCTTGATCGTTCAATATGGCTAGTTGGATGAGCTCCATGTCATAGCCAAGATTAACGGGCGGCTTTCTTTCGTAGAACTCTCCTATCTTGATACCCGCCTTAGTTACGTAATACTTAACCTCGTCTTTTCTATCCATGATGTAACTCCTCCTTAATTTTTTGCATCTTATACCATTTAATTCCAACTTACAATACCTTGCTTAAAAAATGCTGTCATGGTTTAATATGGCATTACAGAAAGGTTTACTATGAAGCTAAACGATTTTTTTACTGATCAACCTCATGGGTCGAAAGCAGCGATGGCCAAAGCCTTGGGGATAAGTAAGACTTGGCTTAGCCTTCTTATTGCTGAAAAAGAAATGCCTTCACCAGCATTGGCTGTAGCTATTAGTAATTACACAAAGAACAAAGTCAAGAGGCAGGTATTGCGTCCTGACATATTTGGTGTATGATCAATGGGACAAGCTAGGGAGTGCAACCCGAAGAGCCGATTCGTCACCGGCCTGCTCCGTCCCACCCTATTTAAGTGACGAGAACCTTTGACGAGGGTCATATGCATTATTACCAACACCATATCGGTGACTTTCAGCGGGATACCGCCTCCCTTTCTGACTCAGACACACTCGCATATTTGCGTTTGCTGTGGATGTATTACGACACAGAGCAGCCATTACCTAACGATCCCAAGAAGCTTGCTTTCCGTATTGGATCTGATTCGGATGCTGTTCAGATGCTTTTGGAGGCATTCTTTGTGCTTGAGAATGGCGTCTGGAATCAGAAGAGATGTGATGCCGAAATTGCAAACTATCGTGCAAAATCAGATCGTGCACGTAATGCAAATGAAATCCGTTGGCAATCCAAACGGGATCTTAAATCAGATCCAAATAAGATCGCAACCAAGAACCAAGAACCAATAATAAAAACTAAAGCCATCGCTGTCGCTCGGCCTGATGATGTTGACCAAAAGGTATGGGATGACTTCTTACAAATTAGGAAAGCTAAGCGTTCACCCATTACGGAAACTGCTTTAACGGCAATTCGTAAGCAAGCTGACAAAGCTGGTTTAACGGTTGATCAAGCCTTACGAATCTGTTGTGCTAGAGGTTGGCAAGGTTTTGAGGCTGAATGGGTTAAGCCTGATGACCGTAAATCTATCGAGGTAGATAAGCCCGGTTTCTTTATGGGACGAAAGTTAGCAGGGGGTGGCAATGGATAATCTTGATACCCTTTTGTCACGTTTGACTAAGGTTAAAGGTAAAAATGGCGCATGGACTGCCTGCTGTCCTGCTCACGAAGACCGCAGTCCAAGCCTTTCGGTTCGTCAGGTTGATGACGGTCGAATCTTAATGCACTGCTTTGCTAATTGTTCAATTCAGTCAATTGTGGATGCGGTAGGGATGGAGCTTAGTGATTTGTTTCCTCCTGACGAAAAGAGGATGAATTACCACGACCCGGCTAAACCAGTTAAAGCAGCTTTTTATGCAACAGATCTTATGAGGATCATTCATTTCGAGTCTACGATTGTTCAAATCGTTGCATTTGATATGTCTGAAGGAAAGTCAATAAGCGAAACAGACCGCCAACGAGTACGGTTGGCTTATGAACGAATAACAGAAGCGATGAGGTATGCAAATGTCTAATGTAACCATGATTGAAGAAAGAGCTAAAGCTCTTGATGAAGCACGCAGGCTTAGAATTATTAAAGCTGAAGAAATTGACGTTGATAAATATTTAAAATCTAACGACATCACCCATCAAGTTCATGAGCCTATTACGTGGCTCAATGACATGGTTGAGCAATATGGAACGCCAGCTCGAACCGATTCTTTGTCTTATTTATGCTGGCCTTCGTCTACCGGCAGCTTTCAGTTTAGACCCGGCGAGGTAACGATCTATGCCGGAACCAATGGTGGAGGTAAGTCTTTGGTGACAGGTCAAATTGCTCTTGGATTGATACAACAATCACGCAAGGTATGCATAGCCAGTTTTGAGATGAAACCAACGCAGACTTTGTACAGGATGTTGCGCCAGTTTTCTGGAAGAAACTTTGAGAATCCTATGTTCCCAATTCCAAAGTCAGAATTTAAAAATATTGTTGACAGGTTTCATCAGTTCTCAGATAAGAAGATGTGGCTGTATGACCAACAGGGAACTACAAATGCACAGCAAGTTATAGCGATGGCAAGATACTGTGCAATGGAACTAGGTATTACTCATGTAGTGATTGATAGCTTAATGAAATGTGTAGCTGCAGAGGATGCGTATAACGAACAGAAATACTTTATTGATGAGTTGTGTGCATTGGCTCGTGATCATCAGATACATATTCATTTAGTGCATCACATACGTAAGCTTGCCAACGAAGAAAACATGCCAAGCAAGACAGACATTAAAGGAACTGGTGCTATCTCTGATCAAGTAGACAACGTGTTTTTAGTTTATAGAAACAAAAAGAAAGAACACGACATTCAATCTGGTAAAGAAGTTGATCCAAGCTTACCTGACGTTATTCTAATGTGCGAGAAACAACGTAACGGTGAATTTGAGGGATGGTTTCCTATGTGGTATCACAGAGATAGTCAGCAGTTTATTGATCGCTTTGGTGGTATGCCAATGGCTTTTGATCAGAGGGGGGAATTTTGAATGACGTTGAACAACACAAATACAGATGCCTTGTCAGAAATGTCATCAAGATGCGAATCAGAGATAGGGATGAGGCATATAAGTTTTTGGCTGGTTGGGTTCGACCTAATGGAGGTTGGCAAAAGGGTTGGAACGAGCTGCATCCGGGAAGTACGCTCGAGTCCGACGTTAAACAACAATGGAAGCTGGGTAACCGCGGCGAAGATGGAGATTGGAAATGAGTGAACTAAGTAACTTTCAAAAGAATTTTTTAGCAGGCAGTGGCCATGTAGAGGTGTTCACTCAAAAAGAATTTGATGATGCTTTGACGTTAGCTAGAGCTGAGATTATGGCTGTGGCGATAGACACCACAAAGCAGGCAATCTTCATTGAGCGTGAAGAGTGTGCAAAGCTTGCAGAGGAAGATGGTGAGATGACTCTTGCTGAGAAGATTCGCAACCGCATACCGACACAGAGACAATAATGCCGGTGTGGATAGGTATTGATCCGGGTCTTCGTTCTGGGGCTATTGCATCAATAGACCATGACGGTGGATTTATTGCGGCTGATGACATTAAAGCTGATGGCGATAAGATAGATGTAAAAGCGTTGAAGGAGCAGATTTATCGCATGACATTGCCGGGCGATACATATTTGATTTGCATTGAACACGTAGGTGTTAGGCCCGGCCAAGGAATATCTAGCTCAGGGAAGTTCATGAGGGCTTTTGGTGCCATTGAAGCTGTGGCTGCATTAACGTCAGACAGAGTTGAAATGGTATTACCGCAGGCATGGAAGAAAGCAATAGGTGTTACAGCCGAAAAAGAAAAATCTTTAGTTATGGCTAGAAATTTATTTCCGAATGCAATGTTAAAGTTAAAGAAGCATCATGGCAGAGCTGAGGCTTTATTAATCGCAGAATATGCGAGAAGGATGTTTTCATAATGGATGATGAAATGAGATGTATGTTTGCTGCGTTTGCTCTTCATGGCTTGATGGCTAATGTTGACCCTGAGGTTCTTGATAGCGAACATAATAGACGTTTTATCGCTGAGACTGCATTTGATATGGCTGATGCGATGATGGGAGTCAAGAATGAAACAACCAGACACTAGTATTTACGAAGCCTTTATGAGGGGTGACTCGGTTGGTTCTTTGGCTAAGCGTTTTAAGTTAGATAAGTCACAAATTAGGAAGGTAATTAATCGTGTCGGTAACGAAAGAGGGATCACAAAATCCGAGGTTTTGTACGAATTGCATGATGACGAAGCCCATACAGGGCGGCACATATAGGATATTTAGCGATGGAAAAAGACAACGATGGGTTTGCGAGGGATGCACGATTAGAAAAAGCAAAGCCGACTCCGCTAGAAGACAGGGAGTTTAAAGGTTTAATTACTATGATGGCAATTGTTATGGTTTGTGTCTTTGGTATGGGCGTTGTTGGTATAGCGATGATGTTTTGGCGAATATGGGGGTAACTATGAGCGAACGAGAGATTGATCCACAGAAGGCAGTTGATTTCATAAGAGATCATGGAGCTAAGCTGGCTTATGCCAAAGCTACGCGAATTTATCTTGAGGAATTCCGTAAATCTAAGAAAGCGTTGCTAATGAAGCAATCCTTAGAGACTGCGGTCAATGCCCAAGAACGGGAAGCTTACAGCCACCCAGAATATCTTCAGCTTTTAAGCGACCTTAGGGGCGCTGTAGAGGCCGAGGAAGCGCTTAAATGGCATATGGTGGCAGCTGAGGCTAGGATTGAGGTTTGGAGGTCACAGGAAGCCTCTAATCGCGCCGAATACAGGGCTACAATTTGAACAACAAACTTACAGCAGCTGAGCGCAAGCATTTGGCTAGGGTCAAGAGCTTGCCCTGCAGCGTCTGTAACGCCCCGCCTCCAAGCTCAGCCCATCATGTCAAACAGCACCAGCAATATACGGCTGTAGCTCTATGCTATGACTGCCATCAGGGGTCTATGATGGGTTGGCACGGCAACCGTAGGGCATGGGCTATTCGTAAGATGGATGAACTTGACGCTTTAAATGTCACTATCCAACGATTATTGACTGATGGCTTGGTAGCAGAGGATAAAGAAAATTTATTTTAAATCATACGTTTAACACAGATTTAACAATTTAATGTTAGGTTTTCGCTAATTTCACTAACTAGAGGCAAAAATGCCTAACATGAAAATTAGCGATGATGAATTTGTTGCTTTATGGCGCAAACTAGGAAGTGCTGCTGAAATATCAAAAATTACTGGGATTGGTGTTCGTTCCGTACATTCTAGGCGAAGAACACTTGAGGCAAAGCTTGGTGAAAAACTTATAGCAATTGCCTCACATAGTCCAGACTTTCAAATAACCATTCCTGAGAATGGCGTTAGAACAAAAATAGATTTAAAAGACGGTGTAATTTTAGTAGCTAGTGACTGTCATTATTGGCCGGGAGTTATATCAACAGGGCACAAATCTTTTGTCAAATTAATTAAAGACATCAAGCCAAAAATAGTTGTACTCAATGGTGATGTTTTTGATGGTGCTGCAATTAGCAGATTCCCTGCAGGCGATTGGCAAACACTACCAAGCGTAAAACAAGAATTAGAAGCTTGCCAAGAACGAATAAATGAAATTGAAGAAGTAGCTGGCAATGCTAAATTGCTATGGGCATGGGGGAACCATGATCTCCGCTTTAATTCCAAACTCGCTCAGCAAGTCGGTGACGGTTTCAAAGGTCTTCAAGGTTTTAATCTCAAAGATTACTTCCCTCGTTGGAAATTCCAAACATCAATTATGGTTAACGGTAGCTTGATGATTAAGCATCGTTGGCATAATGGAATACACGCTGTTTACAATAATATAACAAAATCAGGTGTTAGCTTTTGTACTGGGCACCTTCATTCCTTAAAAATTACCCCCTTCTCAGATTACCATGGCGCTCGATATGGCATCGATTGCGGGACATTAGCGCCTATTTATGATGAAGGCTTTGGGTACATGGAAGATTCTCCCCGCAACTGGCGCAGTGGCGGCGCTGTACTCACGTTTTACGATAGTAAGTTGATGCCACCTGAGCTGTTTGAGGTAATCGATGAGGATGGTGGTATGACGTATTTTAGAGGTGAAGTTTTTAAGGTTTAAAACTATTTTTACTGTGCAGTAAATTTCATTATTGTTTTTATGCAGCCAACATAATTTTTATGCAAAGGTAGGTAGTTATGGACAATTTTATACAAAAACAAATCGAACTTTCGGAGCGTTTATATAAAATAATGCTTGCCGATCATAAAACACGGTTTGAAAAAATTGCAGAAGCTTACGCCTTGAGTGAAAGCCTGCAAAAAAAACTAGATGAACGTGATGAAGAAATAAAAAAACTTAAACGAGAAATTCAGGCATATGAAGCATTTGCCCGTATGTAATCCTGTTTTTGATTTGTCATAATCGTCATGTAGGATGATTTTGCAGCCTGCGGGGGCTTGCTAATTTGACTATGGAGATTATCATGAATGTAACATTTACAATTACCGGCAATCTTGATGAGTTGTTTGAATTGTTAGACCTTGAGATTGTTGATGTAGAAGAAATTGAGTTTGATGATGATGAGATCATCGAAGATGAAGATGGCATTGAGTACGACGAAGACGGTACAGCTTGGTGGTATGACGAAGAGACTGATGTGTACTACTACTTTGATGAAGAAGCTGATGATTGGGTAGAGTACGACGAAGAAGACGTAGCATCTTGGTAATACAAAGGGCTGGTATATATTCAGGTATATACCGGCCTTTTTTCAGTTACAGGGATGCCATTAATAGGCGTTCCCTATCAGAAACACAATCCCCATAAAAATATATTTTTAAAAAAATTATGCTTAGGTGCTTGTGCATCGTTTAAGTTTAAATTACATTACGAGGACTGACACGTTGGTCAGGATAGCGAACAGGAGCGAAACATGAATAACGATCTCAACACAGTAGACACACTCGGCGCACTCTTGGCACAGATTGCTGACTTAACTAAGCAAGCCGACGCCATCAAAGATGGTTTCAAAGATTCAGCCACAGCACCCAACGGCAGCAAAGTATTTGAGGGCGACATGTTTAAAGCAACAGTTATCGAATCAAACCGCGCCACAGTCAACTACAAAAAGCTTTTAGCAGACCTCGGCGTTACTGAAGACACAGTAGCCAAGTACACCAGCACGTCAGCTGTCTTCTCAGTCAAAGTTACTTCACGTTAATAGGAGGCAAAGATGAAAGAATATACAGAAGCAGAGGTGCGTTTATTTATTGAAAGCGCTAAACGAGAAGAGCGCGAAGCTTGTATCAAACTATTGGAAGACTTTTCACAGACTACGATGGTTCCTGTTGTAGATACGTGGCGTATGGGATTGATTGCAGGAGCTAATGCTATTCGTGGTGCAAGAGGTAGAGATGACACCAACTAACAAACTACGGTTCGTTAAACGATTTGTGCCCATACACGGCGAACCACATGGCCCCAATGGTGCAGTAGGCGTGTCAAAAATGATTCTTCAGCAGTGGTGGAATAAAGTTCAACTGACCGAAAGCGGATGGCTACCTGTTGAGGGTGGTGAATGGCGTGACGTACCTACGGAGGAAGTATGAGTGACTACGACATACACAGTTGCGGGTATTACTGCGACCGATCTGCCTGCATTGAAAGGCAGCGTAATGAACTAAGAGATAAGCTGTTTGAAGAAATCCGCACGTCCGAAAGGAATATACAAACTTCGGACAAAGAAACACTAGAATCCTTACAGCCGTGGGTAAAGACGTATTCAGGTGGCAAGCCAAACTACACGCAGCCTGAACAAGTAGCTCAATTTAATTTCCAAGAGTATGGCCCTGACAATTGGGGCGACTCTCAAGTAACAAAGCCTGAGTTTGTTGCTGAACAAAAAGCTATGACTGAAGCGTTGAGAAGTATGGTGCAGCCTGAACTGGAACCAGTAGCGTACATCAACGTCGAAGAACGTAAACTTGAATGGGCAACGCCTATTAAATGGGAAACGCCAACGGTAGTGAAGATGGATAAGATTCCGCTGTACACCGCCTCACCACAGCACGAATCAGCACCTACAAAGCTTATGATAGTTCCCGCATTGCTTGAACATGCTGGATATGTAAAAAAGAAAGAATGGGTAGGGCTGGCGGATGAGGAAATATCAGAATTAATTAGAGCTTCACACAACACAGGAAGTTTTGTTCGTGTCATAGAAGCCAAGCTAAAGGAGAAGAACAATGTTTGATCCTGATGAAATAGTTATGTGGTTTTGTGTAGCGATGTCAGTATTAGTCGCATGGATGGTGGTATGGGGGAATTTTTAATGTTGCCAGAAAATTGTATTTCTTTGTTGAAGGCTGCTGCTTTATCAAAAGACATCAACAGAATTCAACGCGCTATAGATGTGGTTAAACTTTTATCTCCAGAAAGCTTCTTGCAAAATGAGCAAGAAATGAGGAAAAGAGTGTTTTATCACAGGCCATTTAGCGTTCATTGGTCTGGTGTTTATAAAGTAGATACAATTATTTAACTTAATAGAAAAAATACATCATGTTATTAGCTTACTGCGACTATATATCTCACGTTATACGTGACTCTCTTATTAAAGACCCAGACTGGCAGCTTGCCCACGTAGGCAATGTACAGTGGGATTTAGATAAAAATGGTGCGTTTAATAGCACAACAAAGGTATTGATTGTTGAAGACAACAACGGTAAAAAGTACAAGATAACTGTAGAAGAAGCTTGAAGGATAAGTTAAAATAAAGGCGTTGGGAAAGCTAGATATGGTGGAACGCGGAGATACGTTTTGCCCAGTGTGGTGAGTACCAACACCAAGACGCATGAAGATTGGGAATAAGGCAGAGACTGGCGTATATCGCTTGGTTGTCTAGGCCCCTCACCAGAGGGAGGTTTGCCGAGTATTCTGGTCATGCAATCTTCAGCCGTGTTGGTGAATGCGTAGGCTGATACGCTGTCGAAGGCTGGTGCGTGGATCGGGAAACCGTTAGCGAAAACCACACGCATGTCGGAGATCAGTACCGACCACTAACAACCTAGTCGGCATGGGCCAATGTAGCATCGACACATGCGCTGGATAATCGTAACCAGCTGGGAAAGCGGATACTGATTGCGATACGTAAAGGCTAAGCCTAAGGCAAACGTCCGAAACAAACTCAGGCGCAGCGAGTACCAACTTTAAGTTTATAGTGACGCTGCTTTAAGTTTACAGTCAGTTAAATCAATTACCTGTAAGGAGGGAAAGATGAACGAAAATCAATACGAAGTTGCAAAGCTTCAACAAGAGCTCGACCGAATGGACACCCTAGGTTACGATCTGTACTGCAACCTAGAGGTTACAATTGACGCACTAAATCAAATCCTTGAGGTTCCATATAATGCTGCGTCAGATGGCCGAGCCGTTAAAGAAATGGTAAGGATAGCCAAATGGGCGTTAGAAACCATTCTTGACGACAAGATTGCAGAACCTTCAAGTTGACATTACACTATCAGCATCTAATTACGCTGAAGGACTGAGAAGATGTCTGAGCTAAATCAAAAACGGGCAAAGATTTATGGAATCCTAGACCCCGATACGAATTCCGTAGTTTATATTGGCAAAGCAAATAATGTTAATGCCAGATGGAAATCTCATTTAAGAGACTCAAAAAGAAAAAAAAGTCGCTTATACAATTGGCTAAATCAACAGCTTGCCGAAAACAAAACTATTAGAGTTGTTGAATTAGCATCATCTATACTTGATGATTGGCAGACTCTTGAGAAAGATGTAATCGCCCAATACAGGGCTGATGGAGATCTTTTAAATATGTCAAATGGTGGAAATCAACCTTACGTCAACGTGGAATCTTGTAGAAAAAATGCAATAAAAATAAATGAGCGTAGGAAAAATGATCCGTTATTTCGTCGCATTTGGGAAATGAAAAGGTCAATGGCGAGTTACCTCAAACATGCAAAAAAAGATTCTGAGCATTATCGGCAGTTGACCGCCAAATTAAGATACGCAGCCAACAAAAGACCTGATTTATTTGGATGCTGGAGTGCTATATGACTAGCAAAAAAATAGGCAGGCCATCATCTTATAAAAAAGATATTGCCGCAGAAATTTGTGCAAGATTAGTTGAAGGCGAATCATTAAAGTCTATTTGCCGAGATCCTTTAATGCCAGATATAAAGACTGTATATCTGTGGATGGCACAAAATGAAGAATTTCTCCACCAATACGCGAGAGCAAAAGAAGATCAAGCGGATACGATGCAAGAGGAAATCCTCGACATTGCTGACACAGAGCCTGTTCAGGTGGTGGATGACAAAGGGATCGCTAGGATTGATTCAGGCCATGTGAACTGGATGCGCCTGCGTATTGATAGCCGTAAATGGATTGCTGCGAAGCTAAAGCCTAAGAAGTATGGCGACCGTCAGATCTTGGCTGGTGATTCTGACAACCCAGTTGAGATCAAGGCTGACCTAGCTGTGTTTGACACTATGCTGCAGACAGTAGAGCTCGGCAGGCAGGCCAAGGGCAAATGAGCGAGTTCATTACGCCTGCTGAAGTCAACGCACTGAGGGCTGAGCTGGCTGCTTTAAAGCGCGAGAACGAGGTGTTACATAAATGGCTAGATGAGCAGAAGCGCCACGCTGCTGAACTACGCCAAATCTTATTTGCCCGTGGAGACGCCAAATGACTAATGATGACATCATCCGCATGGCTAGGGAGGCTGGATTTGATCCACATGACATGAGTGACGATTTCACTTGCAATTTGATGGACATTGAACGCTTTGCCAACTTAGTCGCAACAGAAGAGCGCGATAAATGCGCCGATGAACTTTTTAATGATGGTTGGGGATACGCTGCTAAAACTATCCGAGCAAGGGGGCAGGAGCGCCAAGAAAGAATCAACGAAGCCCTTGATGAGCTGCAGGCTGACGGCACACTATCCCCAGCTGAGCACCGCCGCCTGATCAATCGCCCGTGGCATGACAAGGCAAGCTACTGATGACTGACGTCGCTGAGCTCATGCGCGACCCTGAGATACACAAGAAGTATCTCACCCTCCCCGACACTTACCGAGCCGCTTTCGAGTGGCGTGCAAACTGGTTAGCTAAAGCCCATGACCATCAGATAGTCCCAGCTGGGGACTGGTGGGACATCTGGCTTATGCTTGCTGGACGTGGTGCAGGCAAGACCCGAACTGCAGCTGAGCAGATTGGCTGGTGGGCGTGGAGCAACCCAAATACTCGGTGGCTAGTGGCTGCCCCAACCTCAGCAGACGTGCGTGGGACGTGCTTTGAGGGCGATAGCGGCCTTCTTAACGTCATCCCCAACATTCTTATCAAGGACTACAACAAGAGCCTGCATGAGCTCTTGCTGGTCAATGGTTCCCTGATTAAAGGCATCCCGGCCAGTGAGCCCGAGCGCTTCCGTGGTGCTCAGTTTCACGGTGGCTGGTGTGATGAGTTGGCTGCATGGGACTACATCCAAGATGCGTGGGACATGATGATGTTCGGCATGCGTTTGGGTAAGAAGGTGCGGCTGATCTGCACTACCACGCCTAGACCTAAAGATCTGATCGTTGAGCTGGTTGGTCGCAGTGGAGATGATGTGGTTCTGACAAGGGCTTCGACTTACGCCAACATTAGCAACTTGGCAGACAACTTCAAGAAGCAGATCTTGCAGTACGAGGGTACACGGCTAGGCAGGCAGGAGATTGAGGCTGAGCTGATAGACCCTGAAGAGTCTGGCATTGTTAAGCGCGACATGTTCAGGCTGTGGCCATGTAACAAACCCTTCCCTAAATTTGAATATGTGATCCAAAGCTATGACTGTGCATATACAGAAAAAACTGTTAATGATCCGACAGCAGCAACTACATGGGGCGTATTTAAGCCTCTCGATGGCCCAATGGCAGTCATGCTTATTGATGCATGGCAGGATCGGCTTCAATATCCGGATCTCCGTCCGAAGGTTATTGAGGAGTTCAAAGTATCGTATGGCGCTGACCCCGAGGAAGAGGGCAGAGGAAACTTTGTCGGAGGTAAGAAGGTTGACCTTGTACTCATTGAAGACAAGGCTGCGGGAATATCACTCATACAAGACTTACAAAGAGCTCATCTCCCAGTTAGAGCATACAACCCCGGCAGAGCCGACAAGATTCAGCGCCTGTCTATCGTGGCTAACATCATCGCTCACAAGCGCGTATGGATACCTGAAAGCACGCAGCGCAAAGGTTATGTGAGGGATTGGGCTGAAGGTTTCGTCAGTCAGATATGCAGTTTCCCTGATTCAACCCATGATGATTTCGTGGACAGTTGTACACAGGCTCTGAGATACTTGCGGGATGCGGGATTTCTTGATATAGACCCTGCGCTGCCTGATGATGATGACGACGATTACGTCTACTCAGGTAAGAAGCGCACAAACCCTTACGCGGTGTAAAGATGCCAAATTATTCAAAGATTGCTGGCTCATTGAGTGAGCTACTTGCAAAACTGCCAAAGGGTTCTGCCGCGGCGCAAGAAGCTATCAGGCTTGAGATGGAGCTTGAAGCGGCTAAGCAAGCTGCGCTATACGCACCACATACACTACCCACAGAATCAGGCGCTGCTGCGTTAGAGCAGGCCAAGAAGACACTAGGCAAGGCTGCAGGCGGCGTTGTTAACTTAGATGAGATAGTACAGAGGGCATTACAAAAGAAAGCCAAGGGCGGCATAGTCAAAATGGCAAGGGCTGGCTTGGTTGGCGAAGGCGTTGAATGGCTTACTAAATCCTTACGTGCTGCTAAAGCTGCGGAAGCTGGTGAAGAGTTGGCAAAGCTACGCCCACGAGATATTGCTGACATCACGCTAAAGAAAGAAAAGCCAGTGCCTGCTCCCGTACCAAGAGCTAAGGCAAAGTCAAAAGAAGAGATACATCAAATTGCTGAACGTGTTGCGCCTCAGATAACTGGCGAGTTCGTTCGTAAGGTAGGCAAGACAGAGAACGTAGCAGGCAAGAGCCGCAAGCAATGGGATCTGGAGAAAGAGCTGCAGCATGACATCACGCGCAGCCGAGAAGTTCCTGAAGCTAAGACAGTTAGCCTAGAGCCACATAAGGGAAGCGTGATGCTTTCCTTACCCGGCGATACATCAATCTCTGACTTTGATATTCACAGCATTGGTGGCGTTGGCTTGCGTGAGCCGTCTCGTCAATATGGTGGCCCACGCTTTGGCCTTGGCCATCCTGAAGAAGCAGGCTGGGCTTCTGGCTTGGTGCCTGCTGGTGGCTTTCAACGTAGGGTTACACAAGCGTCTAAGCAGTATGGAGATGTACCAGTCCTAGCCAATTACATGGCAATGGGGCCTGAAGGCATGAACTATGCGCTTCATTACTCTGACGCTTTGTTGAAGTCTATCGACCCAGCAAAGATGACGGCTAGAGATATTGACCACACCAATCGAATCATTCGCGCTGGCAACCCAGCAGCTAAGATCCCAGAAGCGCCAGACTTCCCCGGCATAGAACATCCAGATGCCGCTTATCTATACCTCGCAGATAATCCTGCGACTCGTAAGCATTTCAATTCAGTAATGCAGCTTACCAATACGACTGAAGCACTTGGCTTGCCATCAGGATTGAATGTAAGGCACGCTATCACTGAACCTGATTTACGGGATCTTGAGCGCGGCATGACTGGCTACAGCCTATTGCAGATGGAGCCCGGTGTTACTACATTAAAGCCATCAGCTCACCCAACGTATTCGCATGACATCCCCGGTAAGTTCCTTGGACGTACTGAGGTGCAGACACCGTATGAACTGACCTTCCCTGACACTGTGGCTCAGATCAGGGCTAACCCTAAACAAGCAGGTAGTGAGTTTGGCACACTGCAGATGGGCGGTGGCCGTCAGATCATTGACCAGCAGTTGCTTGATGAGATAGCTCAATACCGCGAAAGAATTAAGCAGCTGACTGGCAAGAAGGAAGGCGGCATGGCTGTTGGCGGCGTACCTGAGAAGCGTGATGTATCTCAGCTATTCCCATTGAAAGTGCCTGCAGATAACGCTGAGTTGAAGCCTGAGCCCAAGTATCCTTTGCTGGAGAAGGCTTCGCAGGGTGTACAGTCATTGCATGACTTTGTGTCAGCCCCGTTTGGCTACGAGAACCCAGTTGGTGAGATGGCATCTAGCTTTCTTGGTGTGCCTGCCGTAGCTAAAACATTGGGTAATATTGCTTACGATATGCCGTTGACTAGCGGATCAGGCATGACTACCAACTTACGCCCAGAGACGGCTGAGGCTGTTATGGCTGTTGCTCCGCTCGTTGGCCCGGTAGTTAAAACTGGTGCTAAGGTAGGTAAGGCGATTGCTCCGACCGCGGCTGAGATGGCGCTAGATATTGCCGAGAAGGCTGGTACACCTGTGCGTCAGTTTGTTGTGCCGCCATCAGATGTTAAACCCGGCAAGGTCAAAGCTCCAGCAGATAAGCTTGGCTTCTATTCCAACGTAGAGAAGGCCGCGCTAAACCTGCAGCGTAAGTCTGGCACTGGCGACGTCATGCTAGCCGACATGATGAAGAATCCCGGTGTTAGTGAAGCTCGTTTAGAAGATATGGGGATGACTTCATTACGTGGCAAGAAGAATGTAACGGCTGATGAAGTACGTGAGTTGGCAGCCGAAAACAGAATACCGTTAGAGGAAAGCGTGCGCGTTGAAGCTCGCTATTCTAAGATCGATGAGCTTGAATCTGAATACGAGGATTTAGTGCGCGAGCTGCACGATCTACAAGGTAGCGGTAACTCACGAGCTATTTCTAGGGTTGAGGCTGAGCTTGAGAAAAACGTGCTCGAGCAGAAATATTTAAAAACTGAAAACCATGCTGAGTTTGGGCCAGAGACAAGACCTGAATACAATACGCCCGGTGGCAAGAATTATCGTGAGATAAGAATCAAACTGCCTGAAACTGAGGGTAGCCCAGCGTTTACGGAATCACTGCATCATGGCGATGAAAAAAATGTCTTATTGCATTTACGTTTGGCTGACCACGTTGACACTGAAGGTAAGAAAGGTTTGTTAATTGACGAGCTGCAGTCTGATTGGCATCAACAAGGTAGAGAAAAAGGATACAAGGGCAATGCTGGCAAAGAATGGGATGAATATTTTGGTGGGTTACAAAACAGATTTATTGACGCTGTAAAAAAAGACTTTATTGAATCTGGCGTTAATCCTGACAGAGCTCAGGTTTTGGCTATGAATATGTATGCTAGAACTTTTGATAAAGAAGGTTCGCGGGGTATTGCTAAATATCTTGGGGAAGAAGACAGATCTCTTGAGATGACAAACAAATATAAGCAAGAGATGAATGCATTGCCTGATGCTCCATTCAAAGACAATTGGTATCAGCTTGGGTTGAAGCGTGCTATCAAAGAAGCCGCAGACACTGGAAAGGATCGCGTTTACTTGACTACAGGTGCAACGCAGGCCGATAGATATGATTTGAGCAAGCAAGTTAAGTATGTAGAAATAGCGCCTCAGTCTAATGGTCGATATTCAATCAATGCTTTAGATAAAAGCAGCGAACCAATTCGTGACATGTCGAATAAAACTTATACAGCTGAAGAATTACCAAGTGTTATTGGTAAAGAACTTTCTGAAAAAGCTTTAAACAACATTAAAGATACTGGCAAAGCTGCAGAGTTTAGAGGTTTAGATCTAAAAATAGGCGGCGAAGGCATGAAGCAGTATTACGACAAGACGTATATTAACTGGCTGAAGAAGTATGCTAAGGAGCATAACTCTGAAGTTGGCATGACTAAACTTGCAGGCTCTGATGATCCAGTCTATTACCTTGACTTGAATCCTAAGCTTAAAGAAACAGCTAAGAAGGGACAGTCGTATGCTGAAGGTGGGGCTGTCAACCTTGATGACATAGTTGCTAAAGCATTCATGAGAAGCCAGCCTACTAATCTTGATGAGATAGTTAGCCAAGCATTCACTAAGAAGTTTGCTGAAGGCGGCGCGGCTTACAACACAACACCTGACATGGCTGACGGTGGTCAGTTTATTCAGGGCGAAGCTTTTTAAAAAGGAAGAATCATGCCTGAGATGCCAGTAGACCCAGAGTACGGGCGCTTTATAGATGGGATAACGCAGACATCTGACGGTGGTGCGATTGTCGATATGGACGAAGAAGAGAATGAAGTCGAAGAGATGGATGATGGCTCGGTCGTTGTCCATATGAATGGCTTCAAAGGCCCGTCAGATGATGAAGACTTCTATGCCAACCTGTCTGAAGAGTTCAGCCCATTAGACCTAAGCAGCCTTGCCCTTGAGTACATTGAGTACATCGAGAAGGATAAGGAAGACCGTAAAGGCCGTGACAAGCAGTATGAAGATGGCCTGCGCCGTACTGGTATGGGTAACGATGCCCCCGGCGGTGCCAACTTCAATGGAGCGTCGAAGGTTGTGCACCCAATCATGGCTGAAGGATGTATTGACTTCGCTTCTCGTGCAATTAAAGAGCTGTTCCCACCTGACGGCCCTGTTAGATCACAGGTTTTGGGTGAGGTTACGCCTGAAAAGCAAGAGGTGGCTGACCGCAAGCGCGACTACATGAACTGGCAGTTGACAGAGCAGATTGAAGAGTACCGTGACGAAGAAGAGCAAATGCTCACACAGCTGCCTTTGGGTGGCTCACAGTACATGAAGATGTGGTACGACGAGCAGAAGAAGCGTCCTTGTGCTGAGTTTGTGCCTATTGATAACGTCTACCTGCCCTTTGCGGCTGCAAACTTCTACACAGCCCAGCGCGTAACGGAAGTTCACGAGATTACAGAGTTTGAATTCAAGCGCCGTGTAGCTCGTGGCTTGTACCGTGACATCACTTTGGTGCGTGCATCGCTCGATCCTGAGCAAAACTCCGTAGAAAAGGCCAACGACAAGATCGAAGGCAAGAACATGTCTGACAATGTGGACGGTATTCGTACTGTTTACCACATCTATACATGGCTGGAGATGGATGATGATGAGCGCAGCAAGGGTGAACTAGCGCCTTACATCTTGATGATTGACGATTTGACATCTGAAGTCATTGGTTTGTACAGAAACTGGGAAGAAGGCGACGAAACAATGACCAAGTTGGACTGGCTCATTGAGTTTAAGTTCATTCCTTGGCGTGGTGCTTACGCTATTGGCCTGCCACACCTGATTGGCGGCATGTCTGCAGCTCTAACAGGCGCTTTGCGTGCTTTGTTGGACACTGCACACATCAACAACAGCGCCACAATGATGAAATTAAAGGGCGGCAAGATCTCTGGCCAGTCTGATCAGATCGATGTGACGCAGGTTATTGAGATTGAAGGCGCTCCGGGCGTGGATGACGTTCGTAAGATCGCCATGCCTATGCCATTTAACCCACCCTCTCCGGTGCTTTTAGAGCTCCTTGGCTGGCTTACGACTGCAGCTAAGGGGGTAGTGACCACCGCAGAGGAAAAAATCGCTGACATCACGTCTAATGCGCCCGTAGGCACTACTCAGGCGTTAATTGAACAGGGAGCAGCGGTATTTTCTGCGATTCACGCCCGTTTGCATGACTCTCAGGCTCGTGTACTGCGTGTTTTAGGCCGTATTAATCGTTGGTATTTGGATGATCAGCGCCGCGGTGACATGGTTGCTGACTTGCCAATCACTCGTGAAGACTTTAAGCGCAACTCTGACGTGGTTCCTGTGTCAGATCCGCACATCTTCTCTGAAACCCAGCGTATGGCGCAGACCCAAGCGGTTATTGCGTTTGCTAAAGAAGCGCCTGACCTGTTTGACCGTAGGGCGGTGTATGCACGAGCCCTAAAGCAGATGAAGATACCTAATCCTAGTGAGCTAATGCCTACTGCAGTCAAGCCAACAGAGATGAATGCGATTGATGAGAATGCTGCTATGGCTTTAGGACGCCCTGCCTTTGCTTATCCTCACCAAGATCATCTAGCGCACATCCAGACTCACCTAAAGTTTGCCTTAGATCCTATCTTTGGCAGCAACCAGATGATTGCAATGAAGTGTCTGCCTCAAGAGATTGAGCACATCAAGCAACATATGCTTCTCTGGTACACACAGCAGGCCACTGCTTACGTTACTCAAGGCACAGGCGTTGATTTGCGTAAGTACGCTGAGAGCAAGATGCAGAAGAACATTGACCAGACGATTGCCGCGGCCTCAGCTCACGTTGAGATGGATGCTCAGCAGGTATTCGCGCAGGTCATGCCTAGCCTGCAACAGCTAAGCCAGACAATTGCTCAGATGGTTCAGCAGCAGGCAGAACAGCAGAAGCAGATGATTCAAGACCCAGATGCTAATGCTGTATTGCAGGCGTCAATGGCTGAGACACAGCGTCGTGCAATGAGAGATCAATCAGACATCAAGATGCAGCAAGACAAATTACAGGTTGACGTGGCTATGAACGCCGAGAACAACCTCACGAAAGAACGCATGAAGGAAGCCGAGTTGACGGTAGACGAGGTGAAACTGCGTCAGGAACAGCAGGACACTGCTGTAGCGCTGCAAAACGCGGCACAACGTAACTTAGGGAGAACGTAATGGCTATCACATTAAAGGACGAACAGTCTGAAGCAGTTAAGCAGCACCACCGCAACGCAGCTGGTGCATGGATCAACGGCCAGCAGTTGAAGGAAGAAGGCAAAGCTACTCAGCCTTTGGCCAACAGCGACCACGGTAATTTTGAAAGCGGCAAAGGCGTAGATAAGCGTAACGCATGAGATACGAAAGCGACTTTATTAGTGCTGTAAAAGCGCGGCAGAACGAGATAGCTCAATCCTTGGCTGCAGGCAACTGCGTCAACTTTGAGTCGTATCAACGGCTGGTAGGTCAGTATCAGGGGCTGGAATATGCCCTTGATGTACTTAATAATCTTTTAAAGGAAGAAGATGAACATGAATGAGCCGGTAGCTTCTAACGAAGCTGACATAGCGTGGGCTTTTCCCACTGTAGACCCCGGTAATGAACCCCTCGGAGCACGCATACTTGTACAACTTCGCCGCACTAAGAAGAAGACAACTAGCGCAGGAATTATCCTTGTGGAAGAAACTCGGGAGACGGAAAAATGGAATGGTCAAGTAGCGAAGGTTATCGCTATAGGCCCTCTGGCGTTTAAGAAGCGCGACACGATGGAAGACTGGCCTGAAGGGGCATGGGCTCGTGTAGGTGACTTTATTCGCGTTCCAAAATGGGGCGGTGATCGTTGGGAGGTGCCTGTACCGGGCCAAGACGACGAAGATCCAGCTCTGTTCATGGTGCTAAATGACCATGAAATTATCACCCGAGTAACGGGCAATCCGTTAGAAATGCGAGCATTTGTATGAGTACAGATATTGCTGACAACAAGACGCCAGACTTGTTTGTCAAGGAGGGCGTTGACGGTACAGCTACCGTTGATTTGCCTGATGATCTGGCATTGCATGATGAGGGCGAAGAAGCTCCTCAACAGGCAGCTACCCCAGAGGACGAGGATGCCGCTGATGCTGCTGCCGAAGCTGCTGAGATTGCCGCCACAGGCGATGTAGACCCAGACGCTGAAGCTATGCGTGCTGCTAAGCGTGCTAAGCGTAAGGCTCGTAAGGAATATCACCGCCAAGTACAAACTGAGAAAGACGTTCGCTTGCAGAATTTGCAACGTCAGAATCAAGAATTACTTGAGCGTCTATCAGTTGTTGAAAGAAAAACAGCTGGTGCTGATCTAGCCCGTATGGATAAGGCTATTGAAGATCAGCAACTTCGTATTGAATTTGCAAAACGTAAGATGAAGGAAGCTACTGAGTCAATGGATGGTGATCTATTGGCAAGTGCACAAGAGATGTGGTACGAGGCGCGTCAGCAGTCTGAGAACCTTGAAAACATGAAGAAGCGCATGGTTCAGCCTGACAAAGCCCAGACCATTGAGCAAGATCCTATGCTGCAGCGTTACGCCGCACGTTGGATGGAAGCCAATCCTTGGTATAACCCACAGGCTAAAGACATGGACTCACGTATTGCCATGACTGTAGACCAAGCCCTTGCTGATGAGGGTTGGGATCCTAAATCACCAGAATATTGGGAAGAACTTGACAATCGCTTGTCAAAAGTATTACCTAACCGCTATACTGATCTCAGTAATGAGAAACCAGTAAACCGCCGTCCGAAAAGCGTTGTAACCAGTTCGGGGCGCGAGGCATCGAGTAGAGCAGGGGGTGGAAATTCATTCACCCTATCTCGTGAGCAGGTAACTGCTATGAAAGATGCTGGCATGTGGGATGATCCGGAAAAACGGAACCGCATGATAAAGCGCTACGCAATGGAAGCACGTCAACGTAATCAAAGGGGTTAATCATGGATTCTCGTTTAAAGAAATCTCTCTCTGCAGGTGGACGCGAGCAATCTCGCGTGAGTCACGATCCAGTTCGTGAGGCACCGGAAGAAACTTTTGTGTCGTCTGAAGAACGTCGAAAGATGTGGAAGGATGAGTGGACACAAAGCGCATTGCCTAATGCTCCCGATATACCCGGCTGGCATGTTTGCTGGTTATCGACCACCAATAGTTACGACAGCATCGACAAGCGGATTCGCCTCGGTTACGTCCCAGTAAAAGCTGAAGACGTCAAAGGATTTGAGAATTACCGTGTAAAGGCTGGAGAACATACTGGTTATATTGCGTGTAACGAAATGCTTCTGTTTAAGATCCCTATGGATATGTATCAGGAGATTATGGCGCACTTCCACCACGAAGCACCGTTGGAAGAGGCGAATAAGATCAAGATGCAAGCAGAGCAGTCCGTTGGACGTGATAGCCGAGGCAGAGCTCTCGGACAGGTCGAAGGTGAGGGCATTGAGCAATTGGACAAACCGTTGCCTGCGCCATCATTTGCTGGCTAGGCATTGTTTATAACTGATTGGAGTTAAATTATGTCTTCGACATCCGCTCCGTTCGGCCTGCGCCCTGCGTTTCATCCTTCGGGTCTTGATCGCGCTGTGGCTCTTGCTGGCGGCATTGTTTCTGGTTATGGTTCTGATATTTTGAAGGGCCAACCTGTTCTGTTGACCACTGCTGGTCAATTAAATCCTGCAACTACTGGTGATGCATTCCAAGGCGCTTTTGCTGGCGTCGAGTGGACTGACACTACTGGTCGTCGTCGTGTTTCTAACTACTGGCCTGCATCGACTGCATACACTGCAGGTTCTTGCGTTGCTTACTACTACTCAGATCCCAACATCGTGTATGAGATCCAAGTAGACGGTTCGCTGAGCCAATCTTCTGTTGGTGATCAGTACGACCTAACCAACACAACTGCTGGTTCTAATGTGACTGGTCTATCGCAGTGCACGCTCGGTACTTCCGCTGCTGGCACCTCTGCTACTAAGCAGATGCGTGTGATCAATTTGGCCCCCTACGCAGATAATGCATGGGGTGATACGTATGTAATCGTTCAGGCGCAGATTTCTAAGCACCAGTACGTTGCAACGATTAACGCTATCTAAGGAGGGCTAAATCATGGCAGCCCCAATGAGAAGTACCGACTTTCGTAGCATTGTCGAACCTATCCTGAACGAATGTTTCGATGGTGTCTACGATCAGCGTACCGACGAATGGTCACGCGTTTTCCGTGAGCAAGAAGGTATCCCACGTAACTACCACGAAGAGCCAGTGCTGTACGGCTTTGGCGCAGCTCCACAACTGCCTGACGGTACTCCAGTATCGTATCAACAGGGTGGTGTTCTGTTCCTGCAGCGCTATGTTTACCAAGTGTTTGGTTTGGCCTTCGCGCTGACCAAAGTGTTGGTTGAAGATGGCGACCACATCCGTATCGGTCAAGTTTATGCCCGTCACCTTGCTCAGTCATTGATTGAGACTAAGGAAACTCTGTCGGCTAACGTATTGAACCGTGCGTTCAACTCTTCGTATCCCGGCGGTGACGGTGTTCAGCTGAACTCAGCTTCGCACCCAATCGTTAACGGTACTGCGTCTAACTTGCTGACAACTGCAGCTAACTTGTCCCAAACTTCTTTGGAACAAATGCTGATTCAGATTCGTCAAGCTGTAGACAACAACGGCAAGAAAATCCGTTTGGTTCCACGTCAGCTGGTTGTAGCTCCCGGCAACGTGTTCCAAGCTGAAGTTCTCCTGAAGTCTGTTCTGCGTAGCGGCAACGCTAACAACGACATCAACCCAATCAAGTCGATTGGTCTGCTGGATGAAGGCGCTGCAGTATTGTCGCGTCTGACTTCTTCCACCGCATGGTGGGTGCAGACTGATGCACCAGAGGGCATGAAGCTCCTGATGCGTCGTCGCCTTGAGAAGACGATGGAAGGTGACTTTGAGACTGACTCGATGCGCTACAAGGCAACCGAGCGTTATCAAGTCGGCTTCACTGACTGGCGTGCTATGTACGGCACACCCGGCGTCTAAACCAGTTGGGGAGCTTCGGCTCCCCTCCTAACAGGAGAAATGAAATGCAAACCTATTTTGGTTCGACACTCCGTTCTGGTTCTGGCACGCTGACTGACACGACTGATGGTGGTTATGTAGTTCTGGCTCAAACCGTAACGGTTACGACTGTTGCAGCAGGTACTGCTGTTAACGCAACTATTACATTGCCTGCTGGCTCTCAGATCATTGAGATGTTTGCAGACAAGATTGTTGCGCCTGTCGTTGGTGGTGGTTCAGCCACTACTTTTAACGCTGCGGTTGGTTCTACTTCTAGTGGTGTTGAGTATATGCCTGCAACAAACATGGCATCTACTGTACGCACTAGCGGTACTTTGGTAGTTGCTGATGTCTTGGCTATGGCCAACATCGGTACTAACACGACTGTGTACTGCTCGATTACTCCGAACGGTACTATTTCGACTACTCAAGGTCAGTTCCAATTCACCATCGTGTACGCTCAAAAAGTCTAAGGAGCTAGATCATGGGTCAATTTAAGCCAATGGTCAAAATGATGACTACGGAGCCTACCGTTGAGTTAAAGCTCAAAAAAGGCGGTGCTGTAGCGATGAAGAAGGGTGGATCAACTACCAAGGCTAAGAAGATGGCTGATGGTGGTGATTCAAGCATGGCTGGTGCAATGATGGGTGCTCCCCGAATTGCTGCTGGCCCTGTTGGTGGTTCTGCTGCTCCGGTAGTAGGCCCACGCCGTCCTTCAATGGCTATGCGTCGTAAAGCAATGCGTCCACCTATGGCTGCTCCTATGCCTGCTACCCCTATGATGAAGAAGGGTGGTAAAGCTCATGAGGATGCAGCAGAAGACCGTGCGATGATCAAGAAGGCAATGGCTGGTAAGAAGTTCGCTACTGGCGGTCAAGTGTCTGTTGAAGAATCGTGGGGTAGTTATCCAACCACTAAAGTTCATCAAGCAAAATCTGATAATGCTCCAGCTAAAACTGGTGGCGTTAAAGAAGGTAATGCCGGTGGATATAAGCGTGGTGGCAAAGTAATGAAGAAGGCAACCGGCGGCGCTATTCCTTCAGAAACATCTTCAGGTGATTATCAAAAGACCAAGGTATATCAGGCTAAACCTGATAGTGCTAACGGTACTGGTGGTGTTAAAAAAGGTAATGCTGGTGGTTATGCAACTGGTGGTGTGGCTAAATCTAATGCGGGTGGCTATAAGAAGGGCGGCTCCGCAAAAAAGTTTGCTGACGGCGGTTCAGTTCAGGCTGATGGACGCGCCGTCAAGATGCCACAAGGAGAGAAATCTCCTTCTCAGCCAGTGAGCATTACTCGGTTATCAGGCACCTTTAAAACAGGTGGCAAAGTAACTGCAGCAGAAGGTAAGTTGCGTGCAGCCCACAAAGCAGAGAATGCGAAAGCATTTAAAGCTGCCAAGACTGTTGAGTTAGACAGATACTCCAAGTATCAGAAGACTGGCAAGAAGATGGCAAGTGGTGGTGACGTTGATCATGCTTCAGCAGCGGAAAGTGAAGGCTACAAGCGTTTCTACGAGAATGAAAAGGCTGAAAATGAAGCCACTCGTAAAGAAGCTATGGATGCCATCATGCACCCTATTGAAACCATGAAAAGCTTACCGGGCAAGCTTATGAAGGGCTTTGATGCCATTCGTGGAGCTGGTTCGGTCACCCGTGGTGAGCGTGAAAAGTTTACTACTGTTTCTCCGGGCAAGAAGCGGGGCGGTAGGGCTTGTTGAGTTAGGCAGGGGGCTAGTCCCCCTGTCGCTTATTGGAGTTCAAGATGGCTTATACAGCTACATCGCAAACGCTTTTTGATGGTGAGCGTGTTGTCATCATGAAGTTTGACTTTATCACCAATGATTCATCTGGTGAGACTAATGCTGTTAAAGTTGATCCTGCTTTGTTAAAGCCTTCTGGTTCTGGTGGTGGCGCTTGTACAGCAGTATCTATTCTAAAAATTTCAGGCTTAACTCATGGCATGAGTGTTCGTATGCTGTGGGATGCCACATCTCCTGTTGCTATTGAAACTATTCCTGCAGACACTCAATATGTTCAGGACTATTCTAACTTTGGTGGCCTGACAAACAATGCAGGCACTGGTAAGAACGGGAAAATTTTGTTTACTACGTATGAAACAGCTGCTGGTGATACGTATACTGTAATACTAGAGATGCAAAAGTATTACACCAATCCTAATTCGTAAGGATTTGCTATGAAAGTTCAAACGGTTTCAAAGACAGGCACTGGTTCTAGTTCTGCTTTGGTTATGAATACAAACGTCAGCCCATTTAACGTGGGGTTTGGTGTTGTTGTAACTGGCACAGTTAACTACACAGTTCAGCATACGTTTGATGACCCTGCTGTCGGTTTTACGACATGGTTTAGTCATCCTACAATTGCTTCACAGGCAGCAAATGCAGATGGTAACTATGCTTTTCCTGTTACTGGCATCAAAGTTCTTGTGAACTCTGGTTCTGGTACTGCAACAATGAATTTGCTACAAGCAGGTATCTAATATGCCTTACGTTGGTTACACAGGAGTAGCCAATCAAGCAAATACCAGTGATGGTTTTGCTAGTGAAGTTAATGCACAAAACCCACCTACGTTAACAAATCAGTGGGGATTGTATGTTGGTGATACTGGAGTAGTTGATCTTTATCATAATGCTGTAGCGCCAACAACGTATTACATTTTGATGGAGTCCAGTGGTTATGTACTCCAAGAAGACTCTTCTAAAATTATATTGGAGCAATCATAATGGCTGATCAGAAAATCTCAGCAATGCCCTCAGCGGCAACGCTAACTGGTGCCGAACTTGTTCCTCTTGTGCAGTCTGGTGCGAATGTAAAATCAACATTATCAAACTTGACTACGTTTACTCGTGGTAATGCTGGTGCATTTCAAAGCAATGTTACTCAAACTGGATCAACCACGGTAGGTACTGTTTTTACATTTAATAGTGTAGATTATGCAGATGGTGTGACTTTAGTAAGTGGAAGCCAATTAACTGTTCCTGTTGCTGGTACATACAATCTTCAGTTTAGCGCTCAATTCCAAACTACAGACACTCAGCCACAAGACATTAATGTTTGGTTACGTTTGAATGGAACTGACATTGCTGGGTCTAATGGTTTGATTGGTATGCCTGCGCGAAAAAACCCATCTGATCCGTTTCACGGTATTTATGGTTGGAACTACTTTGTAACCATGACAGCTGGTCAATATTTGCAGCTAGTTTGGTTGCCAACAGCGACAACTGTAACTTGCCCAGCTTATGCTTCATCAGCCAGTCCAGCATATCCTTCAACAGCGTCAATCATTGCAACAGTCCAACAGGTGGCATGATGCCAGCAAAATCTAAAGCACAGTTCAAGTTGATGAAGGCTGTAGAGCACAACCCTGCTGTTGCTAAGCGGGTTGGTATGTCTTCATCTGCGGCTAAAGAATACACAGAATCTAACGTAGGAAAAAAAGCCTTCGGGAAGCTCCCATCGAAGTTGAAAGACGGAGGCCCTTCTCTTTCCGTAGGTCGAGGCGAGAAGTTACCGGCTGAGCAAGGGGCTGGTTTGACGGCTAAAGGTCGCGCTAAGTACAACCGCGAGACTGGTAGTGATCTGAAGGCTCCACAGCCTCAAGGCGGCCCTCGTAGAGATTCCTTCTGTGCTCGTATGGAGCCAGTAGCAAAGAGCTCTGAGCGCGGTTCTCGCGCACGGGCATCCATGAAACGCTGGAATTGTCCGGGGTGGTAGATGGCTTATTCAGGCACAGTTAGTACGACAGTAATCAATGTTCAGCAGCTGATCGACCACGGCGCTCGTCGTTGCGGTAAGTTAGCTGAAGAGCTGACATCTGAGCAGCAGGTAGCGTCACGTCAGTCTTTGTATTTCTTGCTGTCGCATCTGATTAACCGCGGCATTCAATACTGGGCGATTGAGAAAGAGGTTATTGGGCTCTCGCCTGACAAGTACATCTATGCTCTTCCTAATGGCGCTGTAGACGTTCTAAACGCCCTGTATCGCACGATGAACCGTCCTACTGGTGACTACACATCATCTGCAGGCGGCGTGGTTGCTAATGTATACGATGGCAATACAAGTACATACTGCCAACAAGCTTCACCAAACGGCAACATTCAAGTTTTTTATGGCACAAATAATCCTGTTTACGCTGGCAGTATTGGTATTCTGCCTTACGTGTCTGGCGGCGGCTCTGCCACTTGGTCAGTCACTTTCGAGTATTCGACTAACGGAAGTACGTGGTCAACACTCGACGACCTCGGCTCGGTAGTTGTCACTGACAATCAATGGATATGGACGGATATTGACCCCGGCAAATCTGTAACGTATTACCGCGTGCGCGTGTACAACGGCACAACTCTGGCATTGCGTGAGTTCTACATAGGTAACAACAGCCAAGAAATACCGATGGCTCGTCTCAACCGCGATGACTACACAAGTCTGCCAAACAAGAACTTCCCAGCTAACCAGCCGTTCCAATACTGGTTTAACCGCACTATCCCCGTACCTGAGATTTATCTGTGGCCTGTACCTAACGACCCGTTTGTGCAGATGACTGTCTGGTATTCGCGTCAGATTATGGATGTAGGCTCATTGACTGATGAGCTCGAGATTCCACAGCGCTGGTACGAGGCTACAGTAATGATGCTGGCTCACCGGATGAGCCTAGAGTTACCCGGTATTCAGATGGACAGAATTGGCTATTTGGAAAAGATGGCCGCGCAGTATTTGATGGAAGCTGAACAAGAAGAACGTGATCGTTCACCGATTTATTTTGCTCCCAACATTTCTGTGTATACGCGATAATGCCAGTATTTCTTGACACTAGAGGTTACTCAGACATCGCAATTGCGGTGTGTGATCGCTGTAAAATGAAGCGGCCTCATGCTGAGTTATCGAAAGACCCGAACTTTCCGGGTCTGATGGTGTGTGAGCAGGGATGTAAGGATCAATTTGACCCGTATAGACTTCCAGCGAGGAAGACAGAACGGATTATGTTGCGATACCCGCGCCCTGATTTAAGTGTTGCTGATGATCCGACAGGGATTACGACAAATGCTCCTAATGAATTTGTCATTTCGCCTGAGCAAAATACAGCTACACCAGAACAGAATGGCAATCTTGACAATTTGAGTCCGAGTCCATAATGGCAAACGTACAGATTACCCAATTACCAGCCGGTGGCCCGATTACCGGAACAGAGCAGGTACCAGTTGTCCAGAATGGAGTGACTGTACGTGTCTCTACCGCAGCTATTGCGGCTTCTCCAGCTCAAACCCAGACGTTTTTAACGGTAAATCAAGAGCTGACATTACCAAATAGTCGGTATTTATCGACGTCTACAGGTCTTTTATTGACTGATGGTGGCCCAGATTCTTACTACAGACTGACTTTAAACGGTACTTCTGGCAGTCTTGAGACAGCTGGCGGCGGCATTATTGTCAAAAACAGTGGTAGTACCGTCGTTTCTCGCTCAATTGCTGTCTCTGGTAGCGGTTTATCCGTATCTAATGCTGATGGTACGGGTGGAAACCCCACTTTATCGTTAGCTGGAGCTCCAGCAAGCTTAGCTGGCCTGTCTGGCACGGGTGTTTTGGGTTTGGTTGGTGGTACTTCGGTCACTACTTTCAATATTCTTGGTACAACTAACCAAATTGGCGTTGCAAATGGCGGCGGCCCCGGCAATCCGACGATTAGCTTAGCCACAGACCCAACAATTCCGGGTACTGGCGGCATGGTTATACCAAAAGGTACATCAGCTCAACAACCAGTCGGTATTTCTGGCCAAATTCGTTATAACACAGACACAAATACCTTCGATGGCTTTGCTGCTGGGTCTTGGAACTCGTTTTCCTTGGCTGGTGGTGTTCTTACTTTTAGTGGTGGCACGACTGGCTTAACGCCAAGCACTCCACAGTCTGGCGCTATCGTCTTAGGCGGTACATTAGCGGTTGCAAACGGTGGTACTGGGGCAAATTCTTTAACTGGCTACGTCAAAGGCAACGGCACGTCAGCAATGACTGCTAATCCTACGATACCTAACACTGATATTACTGGTTTGGGCACGATGTCCACCCAGAATGCAAGTGCAGTAGCGATTACTGGCGGCACAATTACTGGTACGGCGGTAAGCGGTAGCACCATAAATAGTTCAGTAATCGGTGGAAGTGCTCCAGCAGCTGGTACGTTTACTAATGTAGCTATGACTACGGGTACGATTACTACTACCCCAACGTCTGGCACTGACATAGTTAACAAAGACTATGCAGACTCAATTGCTTCAGGTATTAACTTTCACCAAGCTTGTAACTATGCGACAACAGCTGATTTAGGCTCTGTAACGTATAACAATGGCTCATCAGGTGTGGGCGCGACTCTGACTAAGACATCGCCCTTCTCTACTTTAGCGATTGATGGCCATACCTTTACAACCCCTGACATTGGTCAACGGATATTAGTAAAGAATGAGTCAAACGGCGCATATAACGGCATCTATACAGTTACTGCAGTAGGTTCTGGCTCTGTTGCATGGGTTTTGACCCGCGCTACTGACTACGACACTAGTGGTTCAGGTTATAACGAGATTGATCAGGGTGACCTGATGTTGGTCTTGTCTGGATCAACTAACGCAAATACATCGTGGGTTCAGCAGACTCCACTGCCCATTGTTGTTGGTACGACTGCATTGTCGTTCTCTCAGTTTGCAGCCCCATTGGTCTATAGCGCAGGCACAGGCTTAAATCTCTCACCTGCATACACGTTCAATATATCTAATACTGGTGTTTCTGCGGCTACTTACGGCACAGCCTCAACAGTTCCAGTGTTGGCAGTCAATGCTCAAGGTCAGCTGACATCTGCATCGACTACACCTATCGCTATTTCGTATACCGCGGTATCTGGTCTAGCTGCTTCTGCGACTACAGACACTACAAACGCATCGAATATCACTTCAGGTACTTTGCCAACGGGCAGGATTTCTGGCTCATACACTGGCATTACAGGTGTTGGTACGATAGCTGCGGGTACGTGGAACGGCACTACGATTGGTATTGGTTACGGCGGTACGGGCGTTACGACTACCCCATCTAATGGCCAGTTGCTGATTGGTAATGGTACAGGTTACTCATTAGCTAACATCACGGCTGGTACTAACGTCACAGTAACGAATACAGCTGGTGGCATTACGATTAGTGCTACACCAAGCTATGGCGGCACAGTAACTTCTGTCAGTGGATCAGGTGGTACGACAGGTTTGACGTTATCTGGCGGCCCGATTACTACATCTGGTACGTTGACTTTGGGTGGCACGTTAGTAGTGGCTAACGGCGGTACTGGCGCGACTACCTTGACTGGTTATGTCAAAGGTAGTGGTACGTCGGCTTTGACTGCATCTACGACTATCCCGAGCTCAGACATCACTGGTTTAGGAACGATGGCTACACAAAATGCTAGCAGTGTAGCAATTACTGGTGGGACAATAGATGGTGCGACAATAGGTGCAACAACTGCATCTACTGGTAAATTTACAACGGTTACTGCTACTTCAGGTATTGCAGGAGGGACATTCTAATGGCACAAATAGGATATACACCAATTAAGCTGTATGCGAGCACTACGGCTTCAGCGGTTCCATTGGCAGCAAACTTAGATAATACCAATGGTGCAGAACTTGCCATTAACATTACTGACGGTAAGCTGTACTATAAAGACAATTCTGGTGTAGTTCAGACGATTGCTACTAAGGCGGCTGTTACCAACGTCTCATCTATTACGTTTGGCTCGACTGGCCTTACTCCAAGTACGGCCACTACAGGGGCTGTAACGGTCGCTGGGACATTAAATATAGCCAACGGTGGTACAGGTATCTCCTCGTTTGGAACAGGCGTACAGACGGCTCTAGGACAGGCTGTAACGGGTTCTGGCGGTATTGTATTATCTACTAGCCCTACTCTGACTACACCTGCTTTAGGAACGCCTAGTGCAGTAGTGTTAACAAACGGTACTGGTTTGCCAATCTCTACTGGTGTAAGTGGTTTGGGAACTAGCGTTGCGACTGCTTTAGGGGTTAATGTAGGCTCTGCTGGTGCTGTGGTGGTTAATGGTGGCGCATTAGGTACTCCATCGTCTGGAACACTGACTAATGCTACTGGCCTGCCTTTGACTACGGGTGTGACTGGTACGTTGCCGATAGCTAATGGTGGAACTAACGCTACTGCTACTCCCACAGCGGGTGGTGTGAGCTACGGTACAGGTACTGCGTATGCGTTTACTGCGGCTGGTACTGCAGGTCAGGTGTTAACAAGTAACGGCTCAAGCGCTCCTACATGGTCTGCAGCGTCAGGCGGTATATCAACAGGTAAGGCCATTGCGATGGCTATGATCTTCGGATTTTAAGGAGTTATTTAAATGGCTAACCCAAATATCGTCAACGTAACAAGTATCTACGGCAACGTCGGTTACGTTATTCCTTCGTCGGCAGCTACTGCCACGACTTCATGGACGTACAACGGTACGACTTCGCTAACGGGCTTAACCCCTGCGGCAAGCACTGTGAACCGTATTACGTCTATCACCGCGTCAAATACGACTTCAAGTGCTGTGACTGCAACGATTGCGATTGGTAACAATGCGACGTTCGGTTCAGCTACTGTAATTACGTATCCTGCGTATCAGATTTCAGTGCCGCCAAATGCGACTCTGATCATCATCGACAAGACTAACTCTGTGTACATCACTGAGAATCAGTCTGTTGCTGCTTATTCTGGTACTGCTAGTGCGCTGACATTTACAGCGACCTTTGAGCAAATCACTTAATCGGGGCTGACATGGGACTTCGTTATCCCGGTGGTTATGTCACGGCGACGTACAACCCGCTTGCCTACACTATTGCTGCTGCTAACCTGCTAGTTGTTGCTGGCGGGGGTGCTGGTGGATATGACCAAGGTGGCGGCGGCGGCGCAGGCGGCTTTCAGCTTATGTCATTTGGTTTTGTAACTGGTACTACGTATAGCATCACCGTTGGTGCTGGCGGCACGGGCGTTTCTTCAAACAGCGTAGATGGCGGAAGCGGATCAAATTCTGTTTTTACTGGTGTTACAGCTACGGGCGGTGGTGGTGGAGCTTCACTGTTTAGAGCTGGTATAAATGGCGGTTCAGGCGGCGGCGCTGGTGGGCGAGATGTTTCTGGTTCTGGTTCAATTGGCGGTACTGGTGTCGCTACGCAAGGAAACGCTGGTGGGTTTGTAAGCTCAGCGTCAACTTATTCTGGTGCTGGCGGTGGTGGTGCTGGTTCATCTGGAACTCCAGCCCTTACTACAGTTAAGGCTGGGAATGGCGGTTCTGGCGCGTCAACCACGATTACTGGGCCTCAAACGTATTACGCTGGAGGAGGCGGCGGCTGTGTAATATCAACTGACCTTACCCTTCGAGGTTTTGGCGGTGTGGGCGGTGGCGGCAATGGAACGGGCGTTAATAGCAGCGCTGGTTATCCAAATGGTTCGGCTGGAACTGCAAACACGGGAGGCGGAGGAGGTGGAACGCATACCTCAACTACTTCCTATGCGGGTGGCTCAGGTGTGGTCATTGTAAGAAACGGTAAAGCCGCTGCATCCTACACAGGTTCCCCTACAATTACTAACGTCGGTAGTGACTACGTATATACATTCACTGGCAACGGAT